GTCAGAGGCTTATGCTAATATGTTAGCACATATTCCTGTTGACTATACTGTTGTTGAATCAAGACTTCCCTTTTATAAAAATCAATTGACAAGTCAACAAATGACTGAATTAAAAAAGTTGATTAATATTGAAAAGGCAAAAAAAGCAGTAGCAAAGGCTACTAAATAAAAACCATAGGGGAAGGATTTCATAACCAACAACAAGAATAAGTAACCCATAACAAGCGTTACTGCCTTCCCCTTTTTTTCAAAATTTTAAAGATGGCTAGAGGAGTACAGAAAGAAAAAAAATCCAATAGAATTACTTTTAGGATGACCCCAACTGAAATAGATAGGTTGAACAAGGTCAGTAAATCATTAGAAATAAATGTTTCCCAAACAATAAGGAAAGCATTAAAAAACACATTCGAAATATGAAAATGACAAGAATACCGACAGGTAAACTCACTTATGAGGAGTGGGTAGAATTAAGAAAGTCTTTAGTATACAAGGGTATGGTCGGAGGGTCTGATGCATCAACACTGCTAGGATTAAATCCATGGACTTCAAAAATTACAAGATGGAACCAATCTGTAGGGACTGCAAATATCAAGAATATTGATAACGAGGTTATGTTTCATGGTCGTCTATTAGAAGACTATGTCGCTGATCTTTGGCAATATTGGACAGGAGACCCTATAGTAATGATAAATAATTATCAGTCTAAAAATAAACTTAGAAAATCTATAAGAAGAAACTCTATTTTCATTAATGATGATTATCCATTTCTGTTTGCTAATATAGATAGACAAATTACTAAGCACGATGAAATTTCTGGTAAAGGAGTTTTAGAAATTAAAACTATTTCGGGATATAATGCTGATAAGTGGGATGGTGGAATTCCTCCTTATTACATCGCACAAATTCAATTATATATGTTGGTTTTAGGTTATGCCTATGGTCAGTTTGCTTTTCTTAAAGACGGAAGACATATGGATGTATTTACTGTTGAGGCTAATAAAAACATCCAAGAAACAATTATAGAAGAGGCAAAGCAGTTTTACCTAAGTGTGCAAATGGCTAGAGAAATTATAGAAAGTGGAAGACCACTTAATCAGAACGAAGCATACAAAATGGTATCTCACCTAGAACCAAGTGTAGAAGACCAATACAAAGTCGATCTTGATCAATTTCTTTCAGAGAAGCATAAGGCAATGGTAAATAGAGTTAGGATAGATTCAGATGATGAGTTGTTAAAATTAACAAGAGAATATATAGAGAGTAGAGATGAAGAGAAGGTTGCTAAAAACAACAAACAACTAGCAATGCAACAGATAAAACAAATCTTAATTCATCGAGGAGCACAAGAGGTAGATTTTGGTGATAGTGGGAAGATTGTGTGGGGAAAGACATTTAATGTAAGGTTTAAAGAAAAAGAAGAAATTAATTTTTAAGATGGATTTAAGTAAAATAAGAAAGGGTATATTAAAAAATTTAGCGGTAAAAAACCCTCATACGCTAGAGGTAAACTCAGTTATAGAAGGCAACTCGTACTTTGGGCTTTGTATATTTATAGGCTTAGGGCTTATGTTTGGTCACTCCCACAAAACTATAGCAGAATATTTATCAGAAGATGTTGATCATGTTAAGTTTTTAGAAGAAAAGTTTATCAGTATTTTAAGTGATTACTTTAACACAAAAAAACCAACAACTACTGCAAAAGGTTTTTACACAAAGACAAGTCTAGTCTTAAACTTTATAAACAATAATTATGGTAAAAAGGTATCACTTGCTGAGGTGATTAAAGATAAAATAAAATAATATGAATATAAGTGTAAACGGACAAATAAGATTTATATCACAAGTAAATAAAGTTGAATCAAAAACTGACGATTTATCTCAACATATTTTTAAAATATTAGTTATCGAAACTTTAGACAACTCATACCTTGCAATTCATTGTTGGGATGGAGCAGTTGAAAAGATAAAAGATTATAAGGTAAAAGATCTTGTTGAGTTGGAATGCAGATTAGAGTCACATAGAAACAGGAAAAACAAAGATTTGTGGTATCATAAACTGTTATTAAGATGATAAGAAGCACAACTGTAATTTATGAAGTCTTGAGAAGATATGATCTTTCTCCTATAGCCTATATGTTAAGCGATTTAATTTATAAATACACATCTCATGATGGGTACTGTGATAAGAATTTAAAAGACTTGTCAGAGGAGTTAAATTGTTCACCTCGATCACTAACAAGATATGTTTCAGATTTGGTAGAAAAAAAATTTATTGAAAACATTGGTACGAAATCTCATCCAAAGTACAGAACAACTCCACTTTGGTTTAGACTAGGAGTTTCAGATGGTATTGAGGTTATATCTTTAGAATATCAAAAAACATGTAAAGATGTTATTGATTATATAAATAATAAATACAACAAAAAATACAATCCAAGAACATACGAGAAAAGATTTAAAAGTATTCTCTCAAAAAAGTTTAATGGAGAACCTATAACAGGTAAAATTATGGTTAATGTATTTGATTGGTGTAAATCACAATGGAGTGAAAAGTATCAATCATCAGTAACCCCCGAAGTTATATTCGGAAACAAATTCACAGAGAAATATTTAATTCAATATACAGAGTGGGATTCAATTAATAAGGTATCCCCCAACAGAAAAAGAGTAGCAATTATATGACAAACTATTTATCAAAACTACAAGCACTTGGCATCGATGTCAAGAATGGCACAGGCACTGAACCTCAAAAAACTAAGTGTCCAAAATGTTCTCACACTAGAAAAAAGAACAAAAACGAAAAATGTCTTAGGGTATGGGTAGAGACAGGAACTTATTACTGCCATCATTGTGGTGACAATGGTTCTGTTGCAGAGTATGAAACCGAATATGAATTACCAACTGTAAAAGCATCTCCTTTATCTCCTAAAATATTAAAATTTTTCAAGGATAGAGGTATAAATGAAAGCACAATAGAATACTTTGGTGTTACGGAGGGTGTAGAGTATATGCCACAAGTACAAAGTGAAAGACCTGTAATACAGTTTAATTACATTAGAAAGGGTAGGAGAATTAACATAAAATTTAGAGACTCTCAAAAGAATTTTAAACTAAACAAAGGTTCAGAAATGATCATGTATGGTTTAGATTTAATTAATCCTGCAACTTGGTGTATTATAACAGAAGGTGAGTTTGATGCAATGGCTTTTTACGAGGCAGGATTGCAAGAAAATAGACTTATGTTTGCTTGTTCTGTACCAAATGGCGCATCTACAGGAAATCAAAATCTCACATACTTAGATAATAGTATCGATGAGTTTGAAAATAAAGACAAAATATATTTAGCATTAGATAATGATGCACCAGGAATAAAACTAAGAGACGAGTTGTCAAGGCGACTAGGTAAGGATAGAGTTTGGTTAGTAAACTTTCCCGATGGATGTAAAGATGCCAATGATGTTTTACTCAAACATGGGTCGTTTGAATTAATTAAGTGTATAGACTCTGCAAAACCCTTTCCTTTGGAGGGGGTGAGTAAAGCATCTGACTCTCGTAAAGAAATACATAATCTTTATAATCATGGAATGCCAAAGGGTGATGAGATTGGTTATAAAGAGTTTGACCAACTTATGTCATGGAGACCAAGTGAATTTACACTAGTTACAGGAGTTCCTGGTCATGGTAAGTCGTCTTTCGTTGATCAAGTTATAGTAGAGTTAGCGAGACAAGGATGGAAGTTTGGAATATTTTCAGCAGAAAAACAACCAATAAAAGTACATGTTGCAGAATTGATAGAAAAATATACAGGTAAAAGATTTGGTAAAGGTTCAGTAGATAATTTGCAACCACACGAATTAGACCCTGCAATAGACTTTGTAAACAAACATTTCTTCTTCATAAATCTTAAGGATAATGATTTAACAGTAGAAGGTATATTGAATAAAGGAAAAGAGTTAGTTAAAAAAATGGGAATAAACTGCTTAATTATTGACAATTGGGCGTTTGTAGAGCATAAGATAGAGAGAGGAATGAATGAACATCAATATACAGGACTTCAACTATCTAAAATAAAAATATTTAAAGAGGCTTATGACTGCGGTGTAATACTTGTTGCTCACCCTCAAAAATTAAAAAAAGAGAATGGGAAGGTAGAGGTCGCTTCAGGTTACAGCGTAAGTGGCTCTTCCCACTTCTTTAATAAAGTAGATAATGGAATTACTGTATACCGAGATTTTGAAAGAGAACTTGTCGAGGTGCATGTTTGGAAGGTTCGATGGAGGTTCACAGGAAAAACAGGTATGCAGGAATTCAAATATAATTTAAATACTACTTGTTACACTGAATATGAAGAAACAACACATAACGGTCAATATGCGAAATTCCAAGGACAATAAACAAAAACTATATAAGGTTGTGTGGGGTAGAAACAAATGGGGTACGTCTATAGGAAAGCAGAAAGTATTTGAAAGTGGAGACTTTTTAAGACCTGCGATGCTTGATGAGGTTGTGCCTGATAAAGAAGAGTACTTTATAAGACCTAATGGAACAGGTGATTGTTATTATCTGCTTTATAAAGGTTTTGATAAGAGTGTTAAATATGATGATATAAAAACATTTGTAGAGCACAAAATGGTTTATGTCTATAAAGATTTTAATGTATATGGGAAATAAAAACAGAAGAAAAGGTCACGATTATGAGCGTGAATTAGTTAAAGATTTTAAAAAATTAGGATTTACAAATTGTGTTACCTCTAGGTATGGCTCAAAAATGCTAGATGATCAAGGAATTGATCTTATGTATACAGGAGATTTTGCAGTACAAGCAAAATGTTACACAAGAAATCCAAACTACAGAAAAGTATTAGAAGAGATGCAGATTAGACCTACAGATATTCCAATAGTGTTTCATAAAGTTCCAAGAGGAAGAGAGTACTGTGTTCTTTATAAGGAAGATATGATAGAGTTAATAGAAATGTTAGTAACAAACAAAATAATAAATACACCATAAATGAAAGAGATGCCTGTAAATTATAAAATTAGAATACCTACAATCGACAAGTTACTTACAGAACATAATGAGGCTCATGTAAACATTGTATCGGTAAACAACACAAAAGAAGAAATTAAAAAACTAAGAGAGTTAGATAACACTCTTGTAAAGCAAATAGATGATGTTAATAGCATTGTCTGTGAAGTCCTTGAATATTTTGAGGCGAGAGGCTTAAACACCTCTGAATATATATAACACTTTAATATTTTAATTATGTCAAATTCAGTAGAATTACAAGGTCGCATCAAAGAAATCTCAGATGCACAAACCATTCAAACTCAAAAAGGAGATCTTGAAAAAAGAGTACTTACAGTTGAATTAGGAGGAGACTCTCAGTATCCTGTTAATTATCCTGTAGAGGCTATTGGAGCCAAAGCAAATTTATTCAATGCTTACAATGTAGGTGATGAAGTAAAAGTTTCTGTTAACCTAAGAAGTTATACAGATCGTAATGGCGAACTAAGAACAGCAAACGCTAATGCATGGAAAATTACTTATGCGGATGGTAATATCCCTAGTAACAACAATACCCACGCAAAGAATGTTGAAGATGCAGTAAATGATCTTGCATTTTAATGGATACTAGAGAGAAAATTGAGAGGGTTGGTGCTGAAATCATCAGCCTTCTCATCTCTAAAAACGCTGATTATGGTGATAGTGCTACATCTCCAATAAGTGTTTTTGGTGACGGAGATCCAATAAAATCTTTATGTGCCAGAATAGATGATAAAATATCTAGGATAAAACAAAAGGGTATTTATGACAAGACAGAAGATACTGTTAAAGATCTTACAGGTTATTTAATTTTGTTACTTATAGCATTACGAGATCAAGAAGAAAATAAGGATGATGAAAAAACACCATCTAGGTATTTCACAAACAATAGTTGGGGGATTTAGGTCTCCTAACTATTTTTTTATTGTGTTATACTTTTCAAATCCTCTACTTCCAAAGTATGCTACATAAATAGTAACTAATAATGTTTTTAAAAGTTCTATCCAACTAGCATCAATTTCAAATGCAATATCTAAAGCGTCTAATAATATATACAAAGACGTTATAACTGTAAGATATATTAATGTTAGAGGTCTCGTATTTTTCGAAAGCCATGAGTCAGATTTCATATCAGACTCCCATCTTTTACTAACCTCTTGTAACTCGATCATATCAAGTTCTAATAACTTCATTGCTTTTTCTTTGTCCTCTGGAGGTAGTACAGCAGGATCTTCCTTATCAATTAAGTTTTTTACAATACCTAAAACACCAGAACTAGGTAACATATCACCTACAACATCTGCTATTTTAGAACCACTCCCAAGCAAGAACTTTCCTACTTTAGTGTCTTTAAATTTTTTCTTTGGTTTACTCATTTCCTTCCCACCATTTTATATGTAACATAAAAAATATGAAATATAAGTTTAATTCATACCAGTCTTCATCTCCTTCAGGAGTAAAGAACGCCCAACCTAACATCGGACCTATTCTGAATCTTTCTGAGATTACTACCTCATAACCTATATTATCGAACATATTTGTCTTGTATTGATTTGTATTCTTCTTTAGCGTCATAACTTGGACATGCCTTCGAGGAGAAGTCTCTATGACCATATACCTCAGCACCTGGATAACTAGCACAAAGATAACCAACTAAATACTCTAGGCTGTCAATTTGAGCATCCGTTCTGGTGTCTTTTGGATTCATATCCGCATCACATCCTCCGACATATGTAATACCTATACTGTATTTGTTATGTCCCTTTACGTGAGCACCTGATATATTTAGAGGTCGCCCCTGATTAATAGTTCCATCAAGTTGCACAACATAGTGATATCCTATCTGTGACCATCCTCTTTGTTTGTGCCATGAATCAATTTCCTCTACTGAAACTGGTCTACCTTCAGGAGTAGCAGTACAGTGTACTACAATCTTGTTTATTTTTCTCATTCTTTTCTATATTTTTCGTATCCACCACTGTAAAAAACATCAATAAATGCTGCATCCCTAGCCTCTTTTTTTAAGGTTGCTACAAAATCCTGCATTACTTCGGTTTGATTTGTTTTACTTAAATTTCTTAACGTTTCAAGATTTCGTCTTAAAGCCTTTCCTGTTTCTTTAGCAGCCCTAATTTTATAAACCATATACTCATCAGAGGTCATATCTCTATTTTCTCCTGTTTCAAAGTTTATAGTTTTTCTTTGGTTACTTGGAAACCCTATAAATATTCCGTTATTAGTTAAAAGTTTTGCAATCGGATCAGCGTCATCCCCTATAGCAAACTCGAATGGAATATATTTTTCAGATTGGTTTGGTATAACTGGGTCACCCATTGAATCAACTAAATCATATAAACCGCTATTTGCCATTGGAATATCTCTGTAAAGTTGACTCATTGCAGAAGCAAAAGTTCCATTTGCTCTGGATTTTATTGGATCGTCTAAAATATCCATCATAAGTCTTATTTTTTGCTTGTGGAAATTAGGTATAACAATAGAAGAAATAGTTCCAAATAACTTATTTGCTACCTTTTTGTCCCAATCTTCTCTATTCATTAACCCACCTAAATCTTCAATACCTTGAAGCCAAGATTGTCCCGTCATACTCATTGCTGTTTGACCCACAACATATGCTGCAAGATCATCTTCTATTACGTTTCCATACTTATTAGATTCGTATAAAGTTCCTGCTGAAACAAAAATAAAAAACATAGGGTGATCTTTATATGAGAAACTAACATCGCCAAATGAGACTGTAAAAGGTTTCCAACCACCTTTTTGTAACTCATACCTCTTTTTATAATCAGTAGGACCTGCGGCTGTTATTTTAAACCATTGATCTTCATCAGGCTCATCTAGTCCCTTCATTAAAGTAGCATATAATCCTAGCATAGTTGATGTACCTATTGTGGCTTTTATCATAAGATCAGATTTCTCATCTGAAGTTAATGCTCTTACTTTTCCTCCTGTAACTCTGACACTTGCCTCATTTTTCAAGCGTTTTTTTCCATTACTATCTGTAGTAAATTTTAATCCAGAAAAGGGTATAAATTCTTTAATACCACTTTTTCCTGATTTAGTTGCGGTAATGAAACCTACAGGTGTCCAATGTAAAAATCTATTGAACACGTTGGTTAACACCCTTGCAAAAGGAATAAATGTGGTTATTATTGGACCAATTTTTTCCCTGTTCCTTAACATAACAACACCATCGTATATGTAACTTAAACCACCTTCAGGATCATAGTTAAATGTAGTTTTAGATCCAAACGATTCTGCTGTACCTTGAATTGTTAAATCTCTTTTAGCCTCAACTAATTCATGAACCCTAATTTTAAATTCAGTTGTTCCTTCTTCAAACCCTTCTGTTTTGGCTTCTTTGACTGCATCCTCTATGTATTCTTTTGGAGGATTTAATATATCATTTGCTTTCTTTAAATCTTCTGGAGTTACATTTTTGCCTCTCTTTAATTTTGATGCAAGTGCAAATGCCTGCATATCTTTAGCAGCATGATAAAACATTTGATCAAATGCAACCATACCTCTGTTAACATATTTCAATACATTTGGAGACCAAGGATTTAACGTGTACCATGGAGAGTTTAAGGCTTTATTTAATCCTTTACTGTTTGTGTTCCATCTCCACCACTCTAAAAGTTGTGGGTTATCCATTTTATCTGCTCTTGCTGATCTAACACCAGTCTTAAGAATGTTTTTAGCATTTAACCAACCTTTCGCAAAACCTTTAATCATACCTAGTGGTGCATAAAACATAGCCTGTGGATTACCTTTCATAGCCTCTCTTACAGATGTGACTAATAACTCACTAGTGATTGACATCCAGTTTGCTACAATGTTTCTTTCCTGAGTAGTAACCCCTGATAGTATTGCTCCATAAAAATATGCTTCAAACAAATCCTTACCACTTGCGCCTAGTATAGACATCTTATATTTATACAGTTCTGCTACTGCTTTAGATTTCGGTAATCCTTCTGCCGCAGCCTTTTCAGTTTTAATTAAATCCTTTAACTTATTTTTCTCCTCTTCAGTTAAGGGGTTTTTACCATTCTGTTCCAGTTGTTTTTCTATAAGTGCAATGGTTCTGTCTGCGGACAAAGCATTAAGCATTCTAAAGGCTTGTATAAATCTACCTGACCTTGTTCCTTCTTTAGACATCATCTCTACAATACCATTAATTCCTGCTGATATTGTTTCTGATTCAGCAAGTTTACCTTCATCTCTGAGTTTTTGAACTTCGGATTCCAACTCTACTATAACCTTATTAGTAAGTGCAATTCTAACCTCTGGTAGTAAATACTCAGGGTTTTGTTTTATAACTTTTACAGACTCATCAACCCCTAATTGATCAAACATAATTTGAGCCTCAGCATCTGTTATTTGATTAGATCTAGGAACATATTTTTTAGCGTCTTCTGACAATGCTTCAAATGTTTCTGAACTTAATACCTCAGCCAATCTACTAGTATATTTTCTATTAGCACTAGGCTTGTCGGATTCAGGAGTTATATTACCTTCATATAGTTCACTTAATCTTTCTGTAGTATAGTCAGGGAATCTTCTATTTAAGTAATCTATAACTTTAGCCTTATCTAATCCATTATCTTTTGCTCTTTGTAATGCTTGATTTATTTGATCTTCAGTTACTGGGTTTTTTCCGTCTAATTGAAAGGATGGTGAATATTCTTTAGGTTTATTTTCCTCTGTAAAATATTCTACATTCCCTCTTGCATAAACCTTAGTTCCTACAATAGTGACTTCGTCTGCTCTTTTTACTGGCTTACCATCAGAGTCAACAAACAGACTGTTTTTCATAGGATTAAAACCTATTTCAACTCCACTGTAATTTTGCTTATCTAACGGTACTTCTTGATATTTACCATCTACTGAGGCAAGTGGAAATTTGTTTTTTATTTTATTCTTTACCTCATAAACAGATTTTTGATGCGTGTTAAAATGTGCATCTTTAATAGTTACAGCAGCCTTGTAAGTTAAAGCCTCACCTCTGAAGTTTCCTACTACACCGTTTACTTTTTTATAGTTATCTGTTTTAGACCCTTTGTGTATAGTTTGTACAGGGACTTTAGTATTCTTAAATACATTTAAGTTTAATCTAACACCAACATTATCTCCTGTCTTTGGATTTATTCCTTTAGCAAGTATTCTTTGTGATGTCTTATCAGTACTTAATGCTTCATCAACTTGCTCTTGAGTTATTTTATTAGTAGTTGGTAATGAGAATAATGCAAGATCAGACTCATTTACTACGTCAGCCTCAGATACTATTTCGTCTGATTTTTGGTCACTCTTAACTTTTAAAGATGTTGTAGTTACACCGTAACTTGGATATATCTGTTTTAATGTTTTCTTAGAACCATCTTCATTTACTTGATCATCTATTTCAAAACTTTCAGACCATGTTTTTCTATCGGTTAATATATTTAATTTAACTTTTGAATCTTTATTTGCCATCTGTATGGCTTTAGGGTAAGATTCATGATCCTTTGAATCTACTGCCTTTACAGGACCTTCAGCCTCTAATACAGCATACACTTTACCAGATTCTGTTTCGTTTCTTAAAATAGGTTCTCCAATAATATAACTAACAGCAGATCTAAGATTACTCATAGATACTTTACCTCCCGTTGAGGTCATTCCTGGGAACTGTCTCTTAAAAAAGTTGGCTAGTTTTTTTGATGCATTGACATTTTGTTTGTTGAGTTTATTTGCAATACTTCTAAAAACCTCATCTGAAAACAACTTTCTATCATTAAATGTTGAATTATCAGCACCAAGTTTTTTTCTTATTTCAGATTTAATTTCTTCTAAAGACATTTTGTTAGATAGATTCATACCTAATCCAACATCCTTTAGTTTAAATTCTTCTTTCCCTGTTTTAGGGTTTTCTACTTTAATTCTTATTTTTTTTGATGTATTTGCCGCTATAACTAAAGATCTTTTAGTTCTTTGTTCTGTTAAACCTAAAGTTTTAACAAAAGAATCTGAAGTAAATAAATCGACTACACCATTTGCGGCAGTTGTAGACGACATAACTTTAGTTGGAGGTGCGGTAGTAAGTGCCATTCTTATTTTACCGTCTGGAGAACTTGCTAATGCTTCGTTTAAAAGTTTAACCATACTATTCGCAGCACCTGAAGTAGATGCCCAAAAGAAACCTTTATCATGAAACTTAATAGGATAATACATACCACCTTTACCCTCTATAAGTACATTACCATCCTTAGATATCTGTCCAGAGAACGCAAAATCAGGAGAATGAAGAATCATGTTTGTTCCTGCAAAGTCAGAAAGTTTTTTAGATTTATCAATAAAACCATCTTCTACTAACTGAGCGAAAACTTCTCCATTCTTATCGTAGGTAAACTCTATTCCAGTTTCAGGATCAATGTAGTTTGCTTGGAATAATAATGTTTGTCCGTTTTCATCAACCTTAACTTCAGGTTCAGATTTTATTTCTGTAGGTGCTATTTGTTCACCTGTTATAATCTCTGTTGATGCGAGTTCGATAAACTCCCGTAAAGTTAAATCTTCTATCGCTTGCTTGGGATCAATACCAAATTGTTGTTTAATAAAATCAAAAACATCTTTTAAATACTGTTCCCATTTAGATTGCTGCGTAGAATCTTCATACAATTTAGCACCTCTTCTACCAATGGCAATTGCCAAGGCTTCATCTAATATTTTCTCCTCTGTATATACCTTAGCCTGATCAGGGTCACTTGCTATTCTTTCCCTAAGTTCTTGTTCTATTTTACTACCTTTAATTAATTCTAAACCTTTCTTATGTAGTTCAGGTCTTTGTGTTTCAGCAACTTTACTCCACACATGTCCAAATTCATGGATTGGTGTGTCTTTGGTCGCAGTCTTAGGGTTGATAATAATAGTATTGTTAGCGGGATTGAATACACCTTTTGCACCTTTTGCTGATGCATCTGTTACCCCTGCTTTTTTAGCAAGATCAGTTATCGCTTTTTCATCTACAACAACCTCTACTCCTGGAAAGTTTTTCTTTAGTTTTTCAATTAAAGGAGTTAAGTAATCGTTGTTTGCTTTTGCTGTGTTAACCTCTTCTTTTGTAAATATTGGTTTTGGGTTTGTTTTAGTCTTAGTATTTGTAACTTCTACAGGGTCTGCGATGATAGTGTTATCTGTAGTAGATTCATTTGTTTTAGTTTGATCTGTTTGTTGGTCACCCTCAACTTCAGGTTTTGGTTCACTCTCAATATTTTCTTCAGTAGAAACCTCTGGTCTAGCACCAAATATATCCTCAAATGTATTATCAAAACCCTTGTCCTCTGCAACCTGTTGTTCAGTTCTTACAGGAGGTGTTTCTGTTTTACTATCCGCTTCTTTTTTAGTTTTACTTTCTGCTACTATCTCCTCAATAGATTTTTTATTACCATCAAGTATGTTGTATATAGCATCTTGTATTTTAGCGTTTTCTTTGTCAAGTTTTTCTCTAACAGCAGGAATATAATTTATTCCTTTCATTGACTCCTGAATATTATTTGATCTTTGAATTAAACTTAGTAATTCTGTTTCAGTTTCTGGAGTTAAGTCTTTTGTTCCAACAGTTGCTTTTTCCATCTGATTAAACAGATCCTTAAACCTTGTTTTAGTTACATCAGCCTGTTCTTTTGTATAAAATAACATATCTCCAGACTCTGGGTCCATATATTGCTTCCCAACTAAATCATCTGTTCTTTTAAAAAACTTATCTTGCGCTTTGTATGCAGAATATGTAGCCATTTGTTGAAGTGCTGATTGACTAGTAATATTCATTGGACCTGTACCAGTACCTGCTGCTAAACCGTAAATTGCTGCATCAACAGCCTCACCTCTAGACCACTCTATTTCAAACTTTTTTTCAGGAGTTAAAAACTGATTAAACCCATATCTTGTAGCATTTAGAAATGGAATTTCTGCCAACTCTTCTGCCATTTCTTTTCCACCTTGTTTAAAAACCTCTTGCATTGCAAACTTAAAAGACTGTTTTTTAGTCTCACCTTTAGCCAGAAAATCTATATATCTTTTTGTTAATTCTGATGCTGCCTTTTTTTCTCCTATTAAATAGAACTGTGGGTTAAATTGAGCAATTCCTGCAACGACTAAAGAACCTGATAATGCGAAAGCACTTGCTTCAGCAGGAGACATTCCATTTCTTATAGCCTCCTCATACAAACCATTATGCGTCTGTCCAGTTACTGCGGCTGTTAAACCAATTCTATTTGCTACAGATGATTTACTTAAAAAGTTACCAACTTTAGTTCCTTTTGCAAGAGTACCTGTACCTTTTACACCTGCTCCAATACCTTTTGTACCAAACATAAGTATTCCAAGGTCTGCTACAACGCCAGTAAAAGTAGGCAAAGCACTCTCATAGTTCCACTGTCCCTCAGATTTATAATCTTCTGGGTTTGCTTCATATTTTTCTATTACACTCTTAACTATCTTTGGGTCTTTTACAATAAAACCATCAGCATCTCGTACAGATTTTGGGGTTTTAGTTTTATCTCCTAGATAATTATCCGTAAGTGTTAACTGGTAGTCGTCTACTCTTGCAACCTCTTCAAACAAACCTCTTTCTTTTCTTGATGAGATTCCAGTTGACATTAACGTGTTTTGACTGAACTCCTTACTTAACATTCTCTCCGCACCTTCGGCAAATGCATCTGTCCAACCATACTCGTTATTAAATGATAGAGTTCTTGGAAGGGCTGCCAATTCTCTAATACCTTTGGCTAACGCACCAAGTATTGGTTTTGATATTCCATCTACCAAGAAGTTTGGCATAGGACCTTGAGTTGTAAATACAGGTAGATCATACTTATCTTGCATGTCAATAAACTCCTGTGTTTTCTCTAGTTTCTTTTGATTTTCTACAAACTCTGGATTTCTATTTTTAAAATCCTCACTTACGTCTCTTAACTTGTGAAGAATATTTATGGCTCTTTGATAGTTTTTAAACTCAGGCAAACTATTTAGTTGCTGAAATCTATCTTGCATATCATTATAACTGCCATATATAAGTTGTTTTTTACCCGCAGCCTTTTTATCTAAATTTATTTCAGCACCCTCATCTAGTAAATCATTTATTTGATCTTGTAAATCAGCAACCAACTCAGGGTCTTTAGCAACCTCGATCTTTTTTTGTAGATCTTTTATTTGTGTACTTGTAGAATTAAGTTGATTTATTAAAAAGCCATACTCATCTCCATAATCTTTCCATACTTGACTGTTTTCTGTGTTATCTACAACAGCAAACATATCTTTAGATATTTTGTTTATAGCCTTTTGCTCAAACTGACCTTTTTCTATGCCAGTTAATTTTCCTTCATTATAATTTAATTGTCCTGCTAAAAGATTTTCTTCAGAATTTATAGAATAATTTCTAACAACATCCTCAAAACTAGCACCTTTAGTCACTAAATCAGATGCTGACGCAGCACCTTTTTTTGCACGTTCTAAGGCAACTTGTTGTTCTGCCTTTTTCTTTTTTTCTTTATTAGAATCTATTATTGCCTGAGTTCTAGGTGATATTCTTCTAGAATTTCCACCTGGACCACCACCCAATGTTTTAGGGTTAGTCATATTACTTCTAACAGCATCAGTTGATTGATCTACAAAAGTAGAAGAGGAAGCATTAAATCTAGGTAAGTTATCCGCTGTAGTTGGTACATCATTTATTTTAAGTTCTGGTGCAGGAAGAAATTTATCTGCGTTGAACTGATTAAAATTGTCGTAACCAAAAATATCTTTCTGAGAGTCTCCTACTTTTTCAAATACTTTTTTTCTGTATTCTTCTGACTGCATTTGAAATTTAAACTCATCAAATGTCCTTTTCTGAGGACCATACAATCTTGTTATCTCGTCATATGCGGCAAGTAATTCTTTATCCTCCATAATAAAATTTATTTATAAAACGTCACCATCTAAAATTAATGCCATATCCTCACCAGATAGAACCTGTTTCTCTGTGTCATCATTAAAATATACAACGTAATTAAATTTACCAGAGCCCGCAATTCCAATATTAGGTGCACCCTTTTCTATACTTTTGATAATAGCACCTCCACCTAGTTTCTCAACAGATTTACCAACCAATGCCGTGTTTAATGCTTTAGCATATTTTGTTATCTGATCGACATTTTTAGTTGTAGCCATATCTTTGAAAGAAAAACCATCAATTGTCTGAAGTGATGTTGCTGCTCTAAGTTGATTTGCTCTAGCCTCGTTAGTATTGTCTTCATTTAAAATTCTTCTCCTATAGTCAAACCCTTGTAATGATTTATTTGCAGGCTCCCAATTACCACTAGAGAAATCCTCTGGAGTCATTTGACTTGCGGGTTTTGTTTTTCCAGATTTGTCTTTATAGAACTGTTCAATCTCGAAAGCACCTCTTCCTTGGTTATAGTATTGTGAGGTATTAGCGTCTGTCATACTGAAACCATTATCTGCTTCAGCAGCCATAGTTACAAGCATGTTAAACTCACTCTTACCATATTTTTTTATTCCTTTACCATCCCCTAAATCAACATATAATGCATCCTCATTAGGTACTGATAACACTGATGTTGGAGGTAAACTTCCTCCTTTTCCTGAAAGTTTTCTAAGGTTAATATTTTGGAACTGATCGGTTATATCAAAACCTTTCTTTACCTTATTTTCAAAATTAAATTGTTCTTGAGATCTATCTCCAATGATAGAGTCATCTCCAGTAATTGCTCTTGCTAAAGTTGTTAATGTAATATCTGCACTATTAGCCTGATTTTTAGGAGCACTATTTTGTCCAGGTTGGAAGTTAGCGTTTTTCTGAGAAACAGACTTGTAATCTGGGATTACTTGTTTCATTTGTTCATTGATAAACTCTTTTCTTGTTGCTACTTCAAATGCCTTAAGTGCTTCTGGAGTGAAAGATTGACCCTTAAGTTTGTCACGAACATATGAATCCATCATAGCCATGTTTGCCTTACCTGATGTGTACCATTTATCAACTAACTCTTGTGGAACATCAGATGCTTTTTCAAAAACTGGAACAGATTGACCACCTTTTAGTTTATAAAACATGGTTTTTTCACTGTTATAAACACTTTGAGTCATAGTTTTAAAATCTCCAATATCTTCACCTTCTCCCACATTAGAACTACCGTATACTAATTTACCAATCTTGTCTACAAAGTCCTCTCTAACTAAATCTTGATTTACGTTTTTTACGTTTCCTAAAAAGCCTTTATAACCATTAGCATACGCCTTATTAGTAAGTTCTATGTTTGTACTATCTTCCTGAAACTTAAAAAAGTTTTCTTCTTTATAGTACTTACTATCTTCGTCTGTATCATAATTATCTTTACCCCTAGCAAGTGTTGCTGTAACGTTTGCTTGCTTTTGAGTGGCAACTTTAAGTTTTGCGGTTGCTTTATTTAAGGCTGTAGCATACTCTTTAGAGTTTGAGTTATAACCTGTAAGGTTAGCAATATCATCCATTACGTCTTTAGTAATCTCTGTACTAAAGTGTCCAGAAATAACTCCATCCATTAACGCTTGCTCACGCTCATACTTCTGTTTTTTTTCATTAGTAATAGCCTGATTCAAGGACTCAGAAACTGCGTTTGTCGCTTGATTACCATCACTAATAAAACCTGGTATAAAATTAGGAGGAAGTTTTGTAGTTGTATCCTGTCCTAAAAGGGTTGCTGTGTATTTTGCCATAATTATTTTTTATTATCCGTTTCCAAAGAAACCTGTGTTACCTGCTGCAATACCTGATTTTTGCATATTCATAAGACCTTGACCTGTTTGCTGTAACCCACCAAAAGTCATCTGTCTTGAGGCTGCATTATTAGCCATAGTCATCTGAACCTTTTGATTAAATGGATCTAACTCATTTAATTTAAAAGCCTGATCTTTTGCTTGTGCAAGATTTACTAATGATTGAGATAATTTTGCTTCTCTTTTATCACGCTCTGCTGCGCCAGACATTCTATTCTTAATTAAGGCATCTTGCATTGATGCATCTGCTGAAACACCAACTGCTAACATATCTTCTAGAGAACCTGATCCCCTTGAAACATTAGCCAACTGATTTTGTTTATTAGTGAACAACGCATTTTTCATATCTTGCTGATCATCAAGCCTACCGTCAATCCTTGTTCTTGCACGCTCCATGTCTTGTGATATTTCTTTAGGAATTTGATACGTTGGTCTCTCTGCTAAAAGGCGTTCAATTTCTCTTTGACGCTTCTTTTTTCCAAAAATACCTGAAGCCATTTGTGCTAATCCACCTACCGCTTGCATTCCTGCTCCAACTAAACCTGCTGTTAATGCCATAATGTATATTTTATGTTGTGTGTCCTTTACTCGTTATATATCCGATATTAGAGTGTTTTACCTCTAAATCATTGTCTCTAAAAGTCATGAAAACTTTTAAATATTGTCCTCTTAGTTTTGTCCCCCTCATTAATCTATCCCCATATGTGGCGTTATCACTAACGTTAGGATCATTAACATCCCCAAACATATCTGAGTAATAAGTACCTTCTCTTTTTATATAGTCATCTGATAGAAGATCACTATTCATTACCCAGTTATCTACCGTTTCAAATTTAGTTATTCTAGGTTTTGCGTTACCCTCAACTGCATGAGTCATAAAAACCTTTGGTTGTGACGGAGCCACATTCTCAATGTAACTAACTTGAGTAGGATATTTACCGTTGTAAAAATAGTTTTTATTATTTACATCATCATGAATAAATAACTCTCCATTTACAAATGAAGCAAATGTTGTTTTGAATGTAGAATAGTACTCTGGTGTAAAAGAATATCTTGTAACCCATCTACTTGCATCTTGACTCCAGGCTATCGTTTGCTTCGCACCTACCTGTATTTCCTGAGTGACTTCTTCAACTTTTTTGTAAATTTTTACATTAGTTTGCCAATCATAATTACCTGTATTACTATTAGTGAAATTAAAATCTATTTGTGGATTAGACCCATGAGTTTCAGATATAGTTACCTCAACACCAGAATTAGAATACCCACTTGCTAAATCATTAACAGAAAAAATATTTGTATCTGCATAACCCATTGTAATATCTAAATCAGTCTCAGCAGTTGTAGCAGTGTCAGAGTCAACTATTTTGTATATAATACCACCACCAAATATATCACCTACAGAAACATTATCTGTTGTTGTCTGACGTCTAACTGCTCTAACTCTAAAATTATGATGTTTTTCTCTACCAAACTGTGCCCCTCCCGCAGAATTAGGATTAAAAGACATACTAAAAACTGGCGTTCTTGTCTGTAAATAACTAGATTCAAATGAAGCCCAGTAATTTTTTACAATAGCCCATTCATGATTTTTTCTAAGTTTTGAACCTCCGTTATTTGTAATAATAGGATCTAATACAGACATTAAATTATACAAAACGCTTAACTCATATACCGTAGGTAGATACCAATCATTATATGTTACTCCACCTACAGTTCTTGAAATATCTGATGCGATCTTAGCAGCAGACGATTCGTGTTTTTCTTGATTTATTATTTGAGTAGTATTGTATGCCCCATCTGAACTTGAAGCACCTGCATAATAATTTTCATTAGTTTCTTGAACACTTCCACGAACATTACTCCAATGAATGTTTTCTGATTTAACTGTTTGATAATCACTTCTTGATAAATTTTCCTCTGCAATAGAATGAGGATTACCTTCCTGCAAATCAACAATGTAAACTGTTTTATCAGTGGTAGTAGGAATCTCATTACTAATATCAAAAACTATCTTGATTTCGTCTCCTGGGTTAAAGTCTGTATTTATAGTGAAATTACTCATATTCCTTATTGAAAATTATTTGATGACTGTTGAGAAACTGTACCTGTTATACTTACAGGTGTTGATTGTCCTGTAACATTTGATATACCAGTAAATGAACTCACCTTGAAATTTAAATACCTTGTGCCTCCAACAAAATTACCAGGAACATAAACTTGAACTGAATCTATAGTTTGAGTATTTGTAAATGCAACGTCTACTGTTTCAGACTCTATAATAGAGTTGTTTGAGTCTATTACTACTGTTATAGATCCTGATGCCACTCCTGTAGGTTGGCTTTTACTAACATCTATCTGTACATAACCACCGTTAGAATTTACAGAGTTGCTTTGTAGTGAAAAACCACCTATTCCTAATGTTGAACTAGATGTTGTAAATGAAACAACACTTCCATAAGTAGTTCCAATATCATTTTTAGCATATGCTCTGAAATAATATGTAGCACCTTCAGCCAACAAATTAGTATTACTAGTAAATGTATAAGGGAAAGTTGAAATTGCAGACTGTGATGACTGAATTTTTGTTACTCCACTTTCACCTATTGTTGGAGTTTGGTCTGTTATAGAGTGAACAAAACCTCTCTCAGTAATACCATTAGTTCCTGAAGTTGAACCTCCATTACTATCTATCCTACCTTTTAAAATGTTACCCGAAGAATTATAATCGAGTGTAGTTACTGTAGGTGCTGTATTGCTTGATGAACCTGTTGCCTGACTGTTTACTGAACTATATCTTGTTCCAAAATTAGAGATTAAATACGCTTTAGCGTACACAGTTGTTTCTGCACTTAGGCTTGTGACACTATGAGACATATTTGTAATATCTCCTGATAAAACTTGTTTGGTCACCCCAGATGCCCCTATAACTGGGTTAGTATCTGTAGTAGAATAAACAAAACCAAATTCTGTTGCTGTCTCTTTGTTTAATATTATAGAAGCATTTAAGTCTAATCCTGATGTTGTAATGTCATCAAAATTCACATTTGAAATACTTGCTCTTTTTAATGGTCTTGAATCTATAACTATAGAATCAATATCTTCTTCAATACCTGTGATAGTGATATTAAAACTGCCTGGTTGATATCCAATAGTTGATCCTGATACTGTTATCGCTGTAGCATTTGTGGTTACTCTATTTGATGCAATATCCGAGCAAACTCCTAATTCACATTCTGTAAAGTTAGTTGAGTTGTCATTTGATGCACCAAATTGCCATGGCACACTTGATGTGCATGGTATCGTTAATGTTCCGTTAGAAGAATTTAAAGTTTTTTCTTCGAACATAGGAAATGTACCAGATGAAGCACCTGTAACTCTTATAGGCGTATCACCACTATTCTGATAACCAAACTGATAAAGTTTATCATTTGCGTATTCTGTAAAGTTTGATACAACAATGCTATTAGAAGAAGGAAGAATATACCTTGTTAATTGCAATTCTATATTTTCAATATCTCCAAAAACCTTATCTATAGTTAGTGACTTAGTACCCATCTCATAAAAACCATCATTAGGGTTTAGAATAAATCCACCACTTGTAGCGTTTGTTACTGTAATATCAGTTCCTGTAGGCTTTACAACAACGCCAGAAGGTATTGTAAAACCATATATTGATGTAAAAGTTAAATCACCCTTACCATCAATTATAGTAACATCTTTTGTTATATTCCATGGTTCTTTTATAGTCACACTAACCAACCTTGTAGATGGAGCACTACCTTCGTTTATAATTTCAATTACTGGTTCATCTGGATAATAAGGATCTTCCTGAAGAACTGTTACCACCTCTCCTGTTTGTGGTAGGGTTAGTATATATTCTGAATTATAATCATCGTATGTTCCTGTTATAAAGTAAGGAGTGGTGTCACTAGAAATAATGCTAGACTTTTGTTTAAAGAAAGTTTTCATTTTAACATCCCCTATAGGAGTTAACCCATTATTATCATACCTTATAACTGTCTCGTTTTTTACATCAAACCAATACGCAGTTCCCTCATTTATTACTACTGATTCAGGATGTTCAGTACCAAAAGAACCTTGTAAAGTATTCATAGTACCTATAACCCCTGAAGATACAGCCAAAAACTGACCACCACTAGATGTTTGTTGAAGTTGTTGTTCCCCTAAGTAAATACTCGTAGTTTCATTCTCAGAAATTGCCAACATAACAGTTCCTGTAGATTGTGTTTTACTCGTAATAACTAACGACCTTAATGGTCCTGTAACATCATCTAGTCTCTTTTCATCTAAAGCACTAAATTTAGATAAACCATTGATTTTACTTCCTGGAATTTTAGTTTCACTAAAAACTATACCTGTTGTTTTTATTTGACTACTTACTTCTTTTGGAACTAGGTTTGGTTTACCTGTTATCTGAATCCAGTTCAAAAAATAATCATTACTTGGATTCATTGATTCTGCTGCATAAGCAAATTCATCAGCCAAGTCAACTGTGATGTTATTAGTTGAGCGAACAGTTCTTCCCCAGTCTCCATTTTGAGAAAAAACACCCTCATAAATCATATGTATTTGAGTTCCGTCACTGTTACTGACTGTAGTTCCTGCGCCTGTAGCACTATCTAAAATATTTAGACAAGCCATACCCCCATTAGAATTATCTATTGTTCCACGTCTAAAAGCGAAATTTGTAGCACCACCTTGGGCTTGGGCAATTGTATCTACTCCCAAATCAGTTTCCCAAAACAACTCTTCAATATTTGAATATGTTTGATCAACTTCATTAAAGTCTATTTCCCATCTTCTTTCTGTATAAGAATTAAAACCAGTTTTGTTTTTATATTCTTTAAAAAACAACCTAACTTCTGAACCAACTAATATAGATCCGTTTGGAGGTGATGAGAATATACCATAAGCCCTTCGTGTTTCATTATCCATAGCAGAATTATCCGCTATTTTTGCATTAACAACCCACCTGTCATTAACTGTATGACCAGTTGTAGAATCAAAAGTTATTTGAACCCCATTATCTAAGGTTTGTGCAGACCCTGTAATATTTACCTCGCTACTATATGCGGTGTTTACTCCTATCTGACTTCTTGATCTTTTTCTCCAAACAAACTTATCAGGTGTGCCTGTAGAACTTATTTTTACATCATATCGATAGTCATTAGTGTGAGTACCGTTATTTGAACCTGAATTACAAGTTAAATCATTATTACCATCTCCGTAAAAAACAGGAATGTCTATGTATTTTATTTCACCTTTTATTTCGTTGTCCTGAGCATCTTTAGTACTTGAAGTTCCTTCAAAGAAAAAGTTTTCTATGCTACTTGTATCTGCCTCTAATGATCTTAAATAAACATCTCCGATTAAATTACCTGTCACATCTGAAAAAGACGCTGAGGAACCATCCCTTAATATTCTACCATTAAAGCATTCGTAGTAAAACTCATTTGGTTGTATTTTGTGTGGGCTATATATTTCATAAACAACAGAATAATCAACATTCGATAATGCGGTTGAATTAAAATAACTTGGATCATTAAGGTCATATAAGTTTGTTTTTACATACTTACCTTCTTGTCCTATTATTGCTGCCTCTAATACATTGTCTTCTGTTATTAATTTTACTCGGTCACCCTCTTGATAAGTGTAACCCTGTTTGTAAGAAACAAGATCTCCTAAGCCTATTGCAACCCCTTCGTGATCTGTTGAAAATGTTACAAGTTCGGCATCAGAAAATGTTCCGTTAGGAGTCCCAGTAATTGCTTTATCATCATTATCATTACTTTGAGGATATAAGTTCTCTACGTTTACGGTAAAACCTCCTAATGAATCTGTTTTAAAATATCTTATTTTGTCAGAAAGATTAGAAATAGTAAAGTCTTTAGTTAAGTTTTTAGTTCTTACTACAGCATAATATTCTGCCCAATCTGGAATCTTGTTTTTTAAAGAGTCATTCAAGGTAAATTTTATCGAAGAATTATAATTGTTTAAAGAAACACCTCTTTCAGGTGTTATAACTTTTAAACTGTCATCTGTTAAAACTCCTCCAGTTCTACCTGCAAAATCATAGAAAGCAATACCTATTTGATAAGCAGATGAATGAGCAAAACCAACCTTACCACCTCTGTTTCTATCATATTGTGAAAAACTATCAGAAAAAGAAGTTGATATTAATTCTAAAGAAATATCTGAAGAATCTATCTGCCTTGGATTTATTCTACCTTCTTTAATATTTCCTAAAAACATTCTGTTTCTTGCAATACTTAATGCCTCTGCTTCATAAGGAACTGTGTCATAAAGTTTTATAGAATTTGTATCATCTACTGCAAAACCTAAAACATCATTGTAAAAGTCAGCGGTTATAACCCCTAACTGACTGTTTGTTTGATTTCCAAACTCTGTTGAATGTGTTACATAGTCAAATTCTTTCCAGATAAAATAAGAGGTATCGCTATCAAATTTTACAGCATACTGTATTTTGTTAACATCCTGTGATACACCATAACTTTCCGCCTCATACATTGGAAAATCTACTTTTATCTTTTTAGATGTTTTATGATTATCATCATCCATATCCTGATTTGGATAATGGTGTGAAGTAGGGGAGAATACACTTGTTTCTCCATCCTTATAAACATAACGATAAGCAAAAGTATGTGCTCGTGATTTTAAAAATGATGTATCTCTTTCATTATCTTCCTGAACTGTTATATTCAAGGGTAACATAGGAGGTTTTCTAATTAAAGTAATTATAGATTTTCCTATTGGTTGAACATAAGGTGATTCTGTAGTAACATAATCAACATTATTTGTTGCTATTCCTCTTTCTACATTTATTCTAAAAGGCTCTCTTCCGTCAACACCTGTCCAATATAATATATCATCAATATAACCTATTCCTGTTATTGGTTTTTCGACATTAAAATTTAACTTGTATGAAGAACTTAAATTACTGTCTGACAGTACTTTATATATGTTTTCTTGTTTTGGTTTATAGCAAAAAATTGAAGACGAATTATCATCTGTATTAACTACAAAGTAGAAAACATTATTAGTGGTCGCATCCTCGTAAGAACCTATAACCTTTGTGTTTTTAGTAGATTGTGTTTGAGGTATTTTTCTTGTACCATTAACATTCGACATTGCACCTGATTTCCCTTCTGATGAAGATATTACTCTTGCGTTAAGAGCATCTAAATTATCTTGACCAGTTAAGGAAAAAAAAGAGTCATCGGTATTTAAACCCGCTATAAATGTTTTCTTTGAATTCTCCATTCTTAAGATTTAATAGCCGCATATGTATGTGATCTTAAAGACTTAAGAACATCATCTAACGACAACTGATAGTTTCTACTTCTATATCTTTTATGTGCTTGTATCCACTCTTCTTTAGCCATCATTTTTTGATTCATAGGAACTGTTCTATCGTGTTCAGTGAACCTCCATAGAATATATCTTTCTACCGCTTCTCCTGCATAAGCAGGTAGGGTAGTAGCATCAGTTCCACTATCTGAGAATCCAGTAGTTATATAATCAACAACTATTTCTGTTGCCTTATGTAAAGAAGGATCAAGCATAATTTTATTTCTTTCTGGAATCACCATGAAAGAGTTTTTGTATGTGGACTTATGTCCAAAATGTCTTCCTATATGTTCACTTTTATCATTCCCATGAGATGAGTAATAATGAGAGTCAGAATAAATCAAGTCCTGATCAGATTCTACATCTGGATATGGTATTTGATTACCATCTGAATCTAAATTCATTAACCTATTAAATGAATCTTTTTCTATTAATTTTTGAACATATTGACCTTGTTCCCATCCAACTCTTATATAATCAACAAAGTCGTCTGGTAGTGTTATTTCAAGGTTTGCATCAACAGTTAATTTTGTTGACTTAATTTTAAATGGCGAATCAAACCCAATTTCTTTAACAGCCTTAAGTGCATAATGTAAATAATGCATATAATAATGTATTGGCTTACCTGTTGTAAGTAAGGCTGATCGCACTATTTCGTTTACTGTATATACTTTCATATCTGACTATTTGAATCTGAGACCTTATCCACTACTTTAGGTAGCGCACCAATCAATGTTAAAACTTCTTTTACTACTGCCTCTTCCATCTCAATAGGTATCTGCAAATAATCATACTCACCTAAAATTGTAGGATCTACAACTAATAATTGTACTCTAACTTTAGTTACGTTAAAGGGACTTTCTGTGATATCAGTTAAAAAATTTATCACATTTCCTTCTACCCAATATCCAACCTGTGTTTCTAAGAATTTTAATTGATCTTGAGATGACACTAAAGATTGTTGTCCTGTCTGAAGAGGTATGTACTCATCTCTTGTTCCCGCACTGTTACTTACTGACCAAACACCCATATTTCTAGGTAGAGATATAGGCATAACTGGTAAAAACGCATGCACATATTCATTTTGCTCTGTATTGCTTGTTAAATTAACATAATACGTTGTTATCAATGTATGTGGAGGAAACATTTCTCCTGCTTGCATATTAACAGCCAAATGCTCAGTTTTGAGCAATCTATTAATTACTTGACCCACCAAAAGATTTATATCATCTCTTGACATTTCTTTATCATCAGAAGGATTTCCACCTGTGTACAGTCTTAATATCTGATCTGTTATTTTACCTTTTGTTATCATAATCCTTCTTTGTTTTTAGACTCAGTATAGTTATACACATTTACATCTTCTAAATGAACGCCAAGTGAGGTCAAAGCCCTATTAATTATATCATTAATACAGTCCTCAGCCCAATCTAAATTTAAAGAGGGGACTAATGAATAAGATGTACCTGCTGAAACAGTAGTTCCATTTGGAAGTGTTAGAGCATTGTTTGCTGTAAATGTTGCCGCTGATGTTGTGGAAGGATTATGAACTATCTTTCTACCATCAACCACATGACTAAATCTAGGTTTTGTAGGTCTAGTTAAATACATTATATAACCTGAATGCTGTGTCTCTGGAAATATTTGTATTTTTTTACCGCTATCCCCTAATATACCTATAGGAGAGGTTGTACTAGGTGCTGCAACTTGAGATATTAGTCTATCTGCTAATTGATCTTCATTTACTATTTTAACAGCCTTACTAAATGTCTTATTTACAGTAGATTGACTAAAAGTAATGGTTCCATCGGTTATTGTATATGTATTGCTTGGTGTGTTATTTAAAGTACCAACAACATATAGACCTAACAAATGAAGATATTCAGGATTATTACCTCCACCACTGTTAGTAAAATTTTCTAAATCTAAAACACCACTACTATTAGTAGTGAATTGTCTTCGCATTTTAAAATGCCTAAGATCATCAGATATTTTTTGTGTCTGACCATATGCTATAGGAGGAATAGGTCTGCCTGGCTGATGTAACTTTGGGTTACTATACAGTTCAACAAACTTAGACATTTGACCCCTATCTATAGCAGCGTCAATATCAGTGTGAGAGACATACCCTGTAGTCTCTTTGTTAAGTATGAATACTATGTAATCATGAATCTCCTTTATTGTCATCTTGCTCTACATTTGCAGGAGCAGCATCTTCAATAATTTCACCTGTTTTGATATCAATTGTAACTTCACCGTAAGATTCTTTTAAACTATTTTGAATCTCTTGTTGTTCTGTAACCGATTCATTCCAAAGGTTTAGTAATTCTGCCTTCCTCTGATCATACGATTGCTTCGCTATTACCATATCACCCAGTTGAGTTTTGATTTCAAACTGCTTCTGATTATTTTTTTGAACTTTTTCTAGTTCGGCTTTTTTAATCTTTGCCATAATAAATGTTGTTTTAATTTTTGTTTATACAAATAAAGTGAAATAATATAAAGGACAGGTATTTTTTTACTGTTCAGTTTTTAAGTGAAAATAAATGTTTTTTCGTGACCTAGTTTTACAGACAAATCAAAGTTAATATCGTATCCTGCCGCCTTTATTTTTCTAAAGAAAACAACGTCTTCTCCGTAGTTTTTATCTGCTTGATCATCAAACCATAGTGGCGGAGTAAGTTTAGCAAAAACTTCTTTTTTTATTAGAGTCCAACCAAGACCTGCAAAGTCACCTTGTACCATCTGATCTTTGTGTTTTTCTACATACTCATCATTAATCCAGTCTCCTCCTTCTGATTGGTCACCCCCAACCCATGCTGACCAAGCATTATCAGGTTTTATCCTATATATACCTGAAACAACAGGAACATCTCTTGATATTAAATTCTCTAAGTCTTTAGGGTGAAAGGTCATGTCAGAGTCGATAAGTAACATGTAATCAAAATCAAACTTACCATCAAAGGGTTGTGCTGAATTATGAGACGTACCCATAACCTTATCTCTTGAAGTTTGTATAAGTGAACTGTAATCAATATTAGATGTAAACACATAACCGTTGTTTACTATCCACATAATTAGGTTTGTCCAAGAATTTAAAAAATTGTTTGAAAATCTATTTCCTGGACATGCAATAAAAATTCTAGGTTTGTTTTGATCTCTGCAATCTACGCATGGTTCTTCTTTGTTTTCTATCATTGTTGTTTGTTTTAATTAAAATTACTCTTCTGCGAAATAGAGATAAGTATCATCTATATTTCCGCCTCCATTTTGATTGTTTTTAAATGAAATAATATTATACTGATTACCACCTGGATATCCATTCAAAGTAAACGATGATGATGGGAAAGAACCAGTTCTCCAACCAGTCCCGTTAAAAGCAACTTCAGTTCCTGCACTACTATTTGTTTGATATATTGTGTTTCCTATAGCCCAAGCACTTCCTGCACACTGATGAATGTAAGCAGTACTCCAAGAAGAACTATTATATCTTTGACTATACCCATGATTCCAAGCACTTACAGCAGAAGCATATTGGTAGGCAGTTGAAGAGGCACTTCCTAATAACGGTACAGCATACATTGTTCCATTATAAGAACAAGATCCATTAACATAGAACTGATCAAATGAAGCAGATCTTGAAGCGGATGAATTTGGGGTTGATCCAAAATATATTGTTAAATCTGACCCAGAATTAAGTGTTCCTGTAAATGTTTGGTATCCTGTTGAAGTGTGTGTATGGACTAATGTTTGATTTATTAAAGTGTAACCTGTTGTTGAGGTTTGAGTTCCTTTATATATTTTTAATTCACACTGATCGCTATACTGCCTATAAACTCTTATATTATAAGTTACTGAACTACTAGAATTGTTTCTATATCTACCAAACCTTGAAAGATAACCAAACCCACTCCCTCCCCCTGGGTTTACTGCTCCTGTTGCACCTGCAATTGCGGTTGCACTACTACAGCCTGTTTGTGAACCTGGGGTCATAAAAGTACTATCTATAATTAATAAACATTTACCTGTTGAACCTGAAGCATCGTGATCGTAACCATACCACTCACTCATAGCGTGAGGAGCCACTGTGTCTGGTTTATTTGCAGAATTATTATTAGTAGGAGGGTATTCTTCACTATTACCATAAGCATCACCACTTAGAGCCATGTCGGTAAGACTGTAAGGTCCGCTACCATCATCACCATCATTATAGTCGTTACTAAGTTTTTCATTACCTATAGAAAATAGGCTTAAAGTTCCACTACTAGGTACTGCCATTTATTCATCGTTTTGTGCGTTCTGAGCATCTATTTCCTCTTGACCTGGAGGTAATGCCTCCCAAGGCATTATATCAGGCTTTACGTATTTTTGCTGTTCAATTATATTTATTTGATTATCTAAAACCCTATAAACCCTTAACTCTTCTTCTTCAGGTAGCCTACACCAATCCTGAGCCATCTCATAAGTAACGTCACTGTAATCAATATAAGACTCTGTACTTGGTGACCCCATCATTTTGACCCCTGTGAAATTTGTTACAGTTCCTGTTTCTGATGTAGCCTCATATCTCCAATCTACCTTTGTAATAACATTGATTAGTTCTGATTCTTCATCAATATTTTGTACAGGTTGCACATAAATTTGATCAATTAATAATAAGTAAGTATTCGCCATAATTTCTATTTTTTACATTTACATGACTTTGCATTATACATAGCCATTTGGGATTTTAATTCATCTATTTGTTTTTGCTGTTCTTTCATCGCACCAATTAATGTAGAAACTAAGTGTTCGTAATCAACTTGCTTATACTCTTCACCTTCTGTTTTTTCATCATGATGTCTAGACTGTAATCTAACTACTTCAGGCACAACTTCTTCAACCTCTTGAGCAATAAGACCAATTTCTTTTACTCCCTCTCTAGGTCCTTCTTTCCATGTGTACTCTACAGGATTTAAAGATAATATCTTATCTAGGTTGTTCTCTGTTTTTTTAATATTGGTTTTTAACCTTCTATCAGAAAAACTGTAGTATGCAACAACATCACCTGCCATTCTAAGAACCCCTGCGGAGGAAACAGTACCACAATAACCACTGTTACCTGTACCAAAATATATGTTTGTTGATGCTCCGTAGTAATAATTTAAATAAAGAGCATTACCATCAGCCGAATCAATATGTAGATTACCATTTGTTGTTGCTAATCTAGATTTTTTGTTAGCAGTAGAACCATGTAAATATAAATATCTATTACCAGTATCCGCTGCGGTTCCTATATTTAAACTACCACATATAGTTGAGTCTGCTTTAGTACCGTAAGAAATATTCATTCCTCCATAAGTAGATAGACCTTTATCTGGTGTATCAGTTTGTCCTTGACCCCATCCGCTTGGGTGACCTATACCTACTTTGTTATATAAATGAATATATTCATTAGTATTAGCACCTCTTGCACCTTTTAAGCCTATAGACTCAGCGGCTGTAAATGATACTTTATGAGTTGCTGTGTCAGTAGCGTCACTTCTTATAAATGAAGCAGCATGCAATCCATCAACCTTATCTGCGTCAAGATTACCTCCACTACCTAAAGTAAAATTATGTGAAGTCCATACATTTGTCCATGGATTCCAACCTTGACAACAATCTCTTAAAGATCTAATTTTTAATGGTGTAGTTGATGCACTAACCCAATCAATAGAAAGTTCGAAACCTTGACCAGTAGTTGACATAAACTGTGCTGTAGTGTCATATGTGTGAGGTCTGTTTGCTCCTGTACTATAACCTTCATAAATAGTAAGACCCGCCCCATAGTTATCTCTATAGTCGCCACTTGTACCACCGCTTGCAATATAATCTTGATTATTTAAAACCCTTACGAGTTGAGAACCTGAAGGTATTGTAGGTTCACCTGTCAAGTTAGTGTAAGCCATAGTACCTAACTCAGTATAAGTAGGTTTATGACCTTCAGAATATAATGCATGACCATTATGCCTTAAATGACTACTCGCATGAGTAGAAAAAGCAATACCATCATTAGCGTCATTCATTGAACTAATTAATAACACAGATCCTGAGTGTCCACCTTGATTAGTATCGTGTTTAATGAAGGCATTGTCACTATTGTCTCCAGTTCCTTCTTTATCCCAACCTGTCCAAAAAATACCAAAATCTTCACTACTAGTTTGTGATACATTATGTGTAAATTCTAGATTACCTTTAAGCATAGCACCATCTTCATTCATACTGAAGATTTTTTGATCCATTAAATAGAAAGCAATACCATTTACAGCATCTTGCCCATCAATATCACCAATATCTATCTGACCTCCTGAACCCTCTATAAAAGCATTTTCATATAATTCTAAACGGTTTTCATCAAGGTCAATGTCACCATTCATAGTACCACCTACTAACTTTAAATAGGTAGTATCGTGATTATGAGTGCTCGGAGGAAACGTAGAAGGTTTGTTTAAAATAAATGCATCACTAGTAGTAGTGGTTTCATTCCAATCAGCCTGAACATTTACTTCAGCATTATCAGCAACTCCTGTAGCAGTTGAATACCCTGCGGCTGTATGCGTTCTATTAGTAAAAGCATTTAAGTTACTAGGTTCTGTCGACTGATCAGTTGTGGTATTTTCATCATACCAAGTAACTGTAGGGCTCGCTTCATTTGTACTATCCTTTCTTATGTAATCAAACTCTCTCCAAGCATTTGTTTTTACCCATATTTCTACAGTGTCACTAGATATAGTGTATTTTATCCAACCATTTGTATTTTCTAAAGTTTGAGTTGGATTAAAATCCTCATACCATGCACCATAAACGACTGCTGTGGTGTTGTTACTGCTACTAACATGTATTCCTGCTGTACCAGAAGCGTATCTTCCTGTCCAATCAAAAGTAGCATTATAATCAACGAAACTTGATGGGACAACTATAGTCGCAAGTTTATGATACCTCACTGATCCACTATTTCCATATCCGACTCTAATCCAGTTTGCTCGATAGTTTGTTTTTAAATAAACTCCATCATGTGCTCCATAATTTGGAGGTATAGTAGGTTTATTTAAAATCTGTGAATCTCCACTGGTTGAATTCCAGTCAGCGTTAACATTTGCTTCAGCATCTGTTGGAGCAAAAGTTGTAGGAAGAGCAGAGATATCTACTCCATCAACTGTTCCTGATACTGTTATATTTCCCGCAACATCTATATTATCTAAGAAATAAACATCTTTATCATGATTTATATACATAGCCGCCTTAGAACCTGTAGCATATGAATCAGTTGTAGAAAAATACATCTTAGTACCATAACTACCATCTGATCTAATATATATACCTGCTTGTGCATTTGTACCATTAGAAGCATCAGAAGCACCAAATGTTATTGCCCCACCTCCATGATCTGTACTTATTTCAGGGTCAATATGTAATGATCCAGTAGATTTACCCTGTGTTGTAGCACTCCAAACATTCCCATTTTTTATACCTATTTGACCTGAAAAATCCCCACCGTTTGCAGCAGATACAAAGTCTGTTTGGTTTACTACTGTACTAGAAGCAGCATCAGTTATACCATACCCTGCTAAAGTTGTTGGTGTTGTTGCTATTTCAGCAAATGTAGGTTTATGACCTTCGTGATATACTTGTTTCCAAGAATTTTCAGTACCATTACTAATAGTTCTAACATACATGTTAGCACTAGTAGAATTTGAAATAACAATTTGACCACTATAATTATAACTAGAGGTATTAGATACATGAGGTAAAGTTAATCCCCAATACCAACCTGTTGAAGGAGTCCAATCTGCACCATTTGCATCCCAACCACTAAAACTATATTGAGAAAACTCAGTTGAATCCCAACTGTCCGCTGCTGTTGAAACATCTGACTTTGGATATCTACCATCGTGATTATGTGAACTAGGCGGGAACGTACTAGGTTTGTTTAAAATAAATGCATCACTAGTCGTGGTAGTCTCTGTCCAATCTGCTTGTACATTTGCTTCTGCATCTGTTGGAGCAAAAGATGTTGGTAATCCAGATATGTCTACTCCATCAACTGTGGCATTTGCTGCCATTACAATATTACCTGCAAAAGTTGCGCTTTGGTCTGGTTTTAAAGTTAGCGTTAAATCCTCGTCTGTTGTTCCGTCTGCGTTAGAAGTATAAAACCTCATTTCTTGGTTGTAACCACCAGTATTAGCGGTTCTTATACTACCTAGTAAATCACTACCGTTAGATGTTATTCCTCTTAGCAACACCGACTCTTGGTTTGTAGAGTTTGTACCAACAATATTTACTGTACCTGCAAAAGTTGCATTACCTGAATTATCAATATTAAAAGTTTCTGTTGTGCTTCCTGCACTATTATCATACCATTGAAATTGTAATTTATTACCACCTGATCCTCTTACTATATAAATGTCATTAGCATCGGTAAATGAGTTTGTGTCTGTAAACCCTAGTGTTGGTCTTGATGAATTTATATATATACTAGCATCTCCGCTGTTTGAGGTTGATGTAATGTTGCCCGCAGTTATACCACCTGTTGTTATAGTAAGATCTGCGTCTATGGTAACTGCACCATTAAAATAACTTGTTCCATCATTGTAGAAATCATAACTAGCATGAACATCAGTTGACTTTACAGCAAACTTTCCTGAAGCATTACCAGAAGTCATTTTTGCATGGTCTGTAATTACCAAACTATCAGAAAAGGTCCATCTAGTGTTAGCCTCATCCCATATTAATGTTGCGTTAGATCCTGCAATAGTAATTCCTGCACCTTGACTAGATGCTTCATTGCCACCATAATTTAGTGTTATATTTTTATCCTCTACATCTAATGTAGCGGTGTTAATAGTAGTTTGGCTACCGTTGACAAATAAATCACCGCCAACAGTAACGTCTCCGTTACTTGTATAAGTATCAGATGTAACTAATAAATGTCTTTTTGATGATGTAACTGTAGCCATATTATCTTAATCTTTTACGAGTTATTTTAAATTTAATGTTTGAGTTTTTAGCAGCGTCATGCATAGATCCGTAATCAACAGCAAGCCCTGATTTACTTTGTAAAAAAGGTGCTTTGTTTGGGTGACCTGATGCTGACACCTTAACCCTTAATTGTGTTCCTGTGGTAGAAAACACATGTGCTTCATTTGAGTCCTTATCATAAGTTTCCCAACTTGAGCCATTATTATTACTAACATAAACAGTCAACCCACAGTTAGAAGGTATAATAAAATCATCTATGCCTGCAACAAAAACCATGTCTACATTAGCACTATTATCTAAAGTAAATGTACCAAAAACAACCTCCCAGTTTCCGCATAACTGTATTGGGTTTGTAGCCTCGGACCATATTCTAAAACTATGACCATCACCACCATACCCCATACGAATCCAATACTTTGTACCGTTTGCAGAAGACATTAAAACAGGATTTATTCCATAATCCGATTGCCAACTTCTACCTCTTGCACTACCTCCGTATACACTTGATTGATCTTCTATGTAGTTACTTAATGTCCTTACATTATATATTTGAAATGTACTAAGGTCTAAAAATCCTCCATCCACTTTTCCATAACCTCTATCACCTGACATAGGAATCCAATCTCCTGCGTACCCTGGCATTTTATCCATAGGTGTGCCAGATGTTTTTTGATACTTTGTTCCAAACCTAGCAATACTATTAAGATCAATACCGTTTGTATAATTTCTTATGTAAATTCTATCTTTAACATAAGGCGGATTGCCACTAAAACAATTAGTATAATCTACTTTTAATATGTAGTCATATCCTGGAATTATAACAACATTTGGTTCATTACTAGGGTCTGGCACAAATAAACCAGACTCTCTACAGTATCCATTTTGTGTATAATCAGAATTTGTCCCTGCTACTGTATCTTCAAGATCACACCATAATGTTTCTGGTGTACTTGTAGAAGCATCAAGTATTACAGTAAAAGCACCATTACCTTCATAGTCCCAATAATAAACTCTGTCATTTACTTCGTCATATGATAAAAAGGCTCTGTAACCATTTCTATCGTTAGCCGCAGATCCACTATATCTATCTGATCCTGCACCATCTAAAAATTCTTGATCACCTGTAGATAAATTTCTTCTAGGGAATTTTTTGTAATGTCTACTAGAATCATGCTCTGATGCATAAACCCAGTTTCCTGCTGCTACTAATCCTCCTGCATACCAATAACCAACTCTTCTTACATATCCATTTGACCTAGAATTAGTCCCTGAAGGATCTATAAAATCTGTAGGATTTGTATGTGAAGGTCTAGCCTCTCTAATTACATTACCACTATTAGTAGTACCATCTTTAGCACCTCTATAATCAAATATAGAATACCCATATACGTTGTAACTCATCACTACCGCTTTACCTGCACTCTTTGCCATTGCTACAGATTGCATATGGTTATATGTACTTCCTGTATCTCTATATAAAGCATTGTTGTCGTGATATAGTTTTGTCATAGACCCATCATTATTAAGTCTTCTAAACGATACACCATCGCCCCAACCCGCTGTCATTAATATATCTCCATCTATATCATATCCATTATGAAAACCAATAACCCTATCTCCTCCATCATACTCACCACTACCAGAAGACACAATAGTATTACCTGAACCTCCTCTTTGAACAGGTCCAATAGTTGTATTATCAAACTCGTACATACCCGCACCAGTTATAGTAATAACATCACTTCTTGTAATTTTTGTATGTTTAAACTTGCCCATTTAATTCGTCTAGTTTTTTTTGTGCCTCTTCTTTACCATCTATTAATAATTTCATCAAATTTGCATCAGGGCTACCAATAGCCTCTTCTGCTTCAATGTCTTTTGTTCTTTGGTTTACAACCCATTTCCAGTATGTCTTATTATCTCCCTTCATTATGCTATTGTTGTTTCTACCCAGAATTGATGAAAGTTACCGTTATTTGCTCCACTAATCTGATACATGTAACTGGTGTTTAAACCAGAATATATTAGAGTTGCAGAAGATCTCGATAAACTACTTTGAGTAGCGTGTTCATGTTTATATACACTGTATGCTGTAACAAACCTTACGTTTGCACTAGGCGGATCCCACTGTACATAATAAGCCTTATTTAAATTAACTACGCTCATGTTAGTAGGTTCTAGTGGTGCTGTTACAGAGTAAGACTTACTACCTGTTAGAGGTGATGAGTATACTCCGTTTTTAACCGCATACACTCTATATGCTTGTGTTCCTGTTGCATCAAATGAATCGTCAATTATTGACATGGTCGCCCCAAAATCAGCAGGAGGAATCACAGATATCAATCCATAATCCCCACCATCTACAGAACTAAATACTAAATAGTAATCTATATTAGTTGTTGTAGATGCTGTAAAGGTTACATTGATTGTACTGTTTACAATTGTTGTTGTAAGACCTGAAGGTGCATTAACTGTTAAAGTGTATTTTGCAGTACCTACACTTGCATCGCCTGGAAAAGTAGTTATTCCATTGTTTTGGAATCTCCACTCTTTTCTCGCTGACCATCCACCAGATAGGTTATCTGGAAATGCAAATACTTTTAGACCTCCTTCAGCACCAATGAAAACAGTTTCTTCTCCGTTATTGATGTTACTATTCATCGTGCCTGATGTATCACCACCTGCAAGAATTATAGAATCATCATGACCAATAGTAAGTCCTCCATTTGCAGTAGTTCTTTCTAATATAGTTTGGTTATCTACTTTAAGTATTGCACCAGTATCAGGAGTAAAATCTAATGCTCCTGAGAATTGACCTCCACCAACAGGAATATATAACCCATCATGGTCTCCATGATCAGTAGGTATTGTAGGCTTGTTCTGTATAAAAGCATCACTTGTTGTAGTGGTTTCGTTCCAGTCCGCCTGCACATTCGCTTCAGCGTCTGTGGGTGCGTGAGCAGCCTGTGAATGCGTATACGCAGTATCGTAGTTAGTTTTATTAGTTGTTGTTAATTGATCTGTAGTCCATACCTGTGCCCAGTCTGTTTGCCAAGTTCCATTCTTCTTACTTTTTATATGTAGAGTTCTGTTATGGAAATCTTGAAAAGACGCTGTCGCCCAAAAAGATGAATCCCAGTATTTTATTGTAAGCAATCCATCTGCTGCCCCTGTAGGTTCATCGTCAGCCTCACTTACATCCCAGATATAAACACCTGATGTAGTAATTGTATCAAGGTCGTCTGAGTACCTTGCGTGTGTTCTTAAGTATCTTCCATCGTGATTATGAGTACTCGGAGGAAACGTAGAAGGTTTATTTTTAATATAAGCATCATCTGTGTCAGTAGTCTCTGTCCAATCTGCTTGAACGTTTGCCTCGGCATCCGTAGGTGCATAAGAAGTAGGAATGTTATCTGCTGTTACATTTCCTGAAACAGTAAGATTTGCATTTCCATTACTAGCAGGTTTTAAAACCATTGCATCATAAAGAGTACTTCCTGAAGGTGTAAATCTCCATCTCCACCAATCATTATTATTGTCATCAGTTAAATTAAAATCAAAGTAAGTATGCGTACCATCTATAGTTGTTGTTATAGATGCAGAATCTGATGATTGTGCAGCAAATGTCAAGTTTGTAACTCCTGTTAACGAAGTATGGTTGTGAGCACTTGGTGCAAACGTAGTAGGTTTATTTTTTATATAAGCATCATCAGTGACAGTAGTCTCTGTCCAATCTGCTTGTACATTTGCTTCTGCATCTGTAGGAGCGTGGGTTGCTTGACTATGATCGTATGCGGTTTTCCAATCAGTAGAGTCACCATCTGATCCTGTTGAAATTGTACCTACAGAATGTAAAGATGTGTCAGTACTTCTATTCCAATAACCTACTAATGTAGAAGTGCTTGAAATTAATCCCCAATACTCAAAACGATCACTCGCTCCATTGTATCTAACTTTAAAATTTTCATAACCATCTAATTCAGCAAAAACAATTTCTCCATTAGGAGTTCCGTTTGCTCCTGAGTTGTCATAAAATGTTAGTTTAGGGTCTGTTTTTTTTATCTCTATATCCCCTGTAACATCTCCTCCACCTATAGGTAAATATAACCCATCGTGATCGCCCCATCCATATGCTGTGTTCCAATTAGTAACATTAGTTGTACTAAAATGCGAATCATTCCATAATCTACTGTAATCTCCAAAAGTTTCTGAAGCGTTAGCAGATCTAATAAATAAATCGTTTGTATTGGTAGATAACGCTAACTGAGTATAGTAATTACCTGTATGTGTTTGAAAAGAAAGTATACCTACTCCATTGTGAGATCCCGCAGGCTTAGTTCCTGCACCCCAACTACCATCTGTTGGAGAAAGTATATAAGAGCCTAAAGCATCATTATCGAATCCTGTTGCTCCATTGCCTGATGCTCGTTCTATTGTAAGACCCTTTAGGTTTATTTCACCCGCAGGTATTTTAATTCCATTTAAGAATTCTAATGCCATGTTCTGCTATTTTTTTATGATGCAGCAGAAAGAACGTTTACTGTTATACTATCTGCTACTTGTCCTGATGCAAAAATTATCTTAACATTATTACTGTCTGTTAATTCTACTTCACAGTGAACTACTTTATTAGACTTATATGTTTGAACAATTACGTTTGATGTACCCAAACCATGGTTAAAAGTAAAATCAGTGTCATTGTCTGCCGCAGGTCCTGTCCCGTTTGCTGCCTTATTTTTTACGGTATCTAATGCAATAGATACATTCCCAAGATCTGTCATTGTTCCAGAACCAGTAACATCTCCTGTTAGGGTTATTGTTGGATCTTTAGTCAGAACAAAGTCTAGATTTTTATTTGTAGTATCATAAGTTACTGATAATCCAGTTTCCGTATTATTAGAAACCATACCTCCAACAATATCCTTAACACCATCATCTGATCTTAATTGATTAGTTAAAGCAATAGTACCATTTGCATTAGGAAGGTTGATTGTTCTGTCCGCTGTTGGATCTACAATAGATAGTGTAGTTTCATGTGCGTCTTGTGATGCACCCTCAAACACAAAGGCGTTTTGAACATTAACCTGTGTTTGGTTAACCGTTACTGTTGATCCCTCTACATTAAGATTACCTTTAATTGTTACAGTATCAGTAGTAGCGTTACCTAAAGTTACGTTACCATCTACTGATAAGGCTCCTGCAACACTAACATCGTTACCAAAATCACCGTCTTGAGCAACAGTTAATGAGTCAGTAACATTAACATTTTGGAATTCTACATCATTTGATGTTCCTACCGCCTGACCAATAGCAACCTCACCATCAGTTACTGTAACACCAGTACCACCTGTAATAGCAGCCTGAGCCAAAGCGTCAGTATATTGCGTGATAGTGGTAGCAATCTCACCATCAGTAATTGTAATACCTGTACCATTTGTAAAGTGTGCTCTTACTTCTGCTGCACTTGGACCTGTATATGTAAATACACCTGTAGAACTGTCATAAGAAAAACTACCATCACCTCCTGCGTCAGATGCAGAAATCATTGCTCTTACCTCAGATTCATCTAGTTCATCTTGTAGGTTTAACCATGAAGATCCATCGTAAAACTGAAACTTACTTAAGGTTGTGTTGAAGATAACATGACCTGCCGCAGCAGTCATTGCGTCTCTCTGTGTCGTAGTCTTATTGTCTAATTTTACGTTTTGTATCTCATTGTCGCTGAGATTAATGTGATGTAAATATTCTATTGCCATAATGCTTTAATTTAAATATACTTTACCTTTTGTGAGGGTTCTGAATGTGATTTTTATAACGTTCAAATTTACGTATTCTACAGCACCATACACAATATTATCGTATTCATCAACGAGTGTGACTGATGGCTTCTTGTTTAAACTATGTGTTACATCCCATTGAGTGGTCGCTGTAGCAAATGTTTTTTCATATGTAGCAAAAGGATTATAAGTTGGAACATTCTCGATAGATGTCCATGTAACACTAATTCCTGTTGAGTAAATTTGTAGAGAAACATTAGTTAACTCATCTCCTGTATGTTCTCTAGGAACATCATTTCTAAGGATGCCTAATATATCTCTTAAAATATCTGTATTGTCATCGTCTGATAAACCTGCATCAAGTCTTTTTACTAAAAGATCAAAACTAGTTATAACAAACTCATAATTTTTTGAGTACTTATCATATAAGGATTTATTATATCCGTCATATGTTTCTACTAAATTTCTTAAAGTATTAAAATAAGATATCATCTCTAACTTTGTAGGAACCTTATGAACCTTTACAATATCTCTTCTTGAACTTTTTGATTTTACACTAAACCAACTAAATGAAGAATGCTGATGTGTTAGGGTCACCTCTAAATCAACAGTATACTTACTGTCGTAAACCTTTGAAGATGTGTCTACTAAAGAAAACTCTCTAGCATCACTAGTGTTTTCTGTAGTGGTTTGATTATTTATTGCAGAACCACTTTTATTGTTTTGACCAATAAAAAGTCTACTTATACTACTTAAATTATAATTAGTTACATCATAACTTGGAGTTGTATCTTTTACTTTAATAAGTGGAGTAAATTCATTTATATCTTGAAATGTTGTTAGTTCTATTTTCTTAAAATCATATGATATTGTTTTAGTGACAGTTACAGGATCGTCAGATCCTACGGTAAAAGAATATTCAACTCTATAAGAACCCTTGCTAACTCTTCCATCATTTGGAGATAAAGGCAAATTATAATCTTCAAAAATTGGTAAACTACCAGAATCCCCTGTAATATCAGCAACACCTTCTGCTTGATGGTTTCTAACTATTCCATCTGGTCTAGTAATTTTTAAATATATTTTTATTCCTGATTGCGCTGAAGAATAAGTAGAGTTGTCTGTAACCTTCAACTTTGGAGTTGAGGTTAAATCAAATTGTATTGAAAAATCTACAGATACATTACCAGTATCATTAGTGAATGTGCTCATATTTTAAGTAAAAAAAAAAGTCGACCTCAGTACTAATTTCCCTTGGTCGACTTCAAAACAAACCAACAACAAATTATTTAAGCAATTTTACGATTTCTTCGTAAACTAATTCCCCATTTTTGTTACTCAAAACAAAGTTGGTGAAGCCCTGTAAATAACTTGTTTTAGATGATCTTGGAACCTGCACTATTGTTTCTCCAGTTGAAACCCAAAGGAACGTGCTTGATGCCTTATCAAACCTAATTACTTTTTTATCAATTGCTTTTTTGCAATTTGCTTGAATAGATTTATTCTTATCCTTACTTAATGTGATAAATTGTTGAGGATCTTTTTCTGCCATGATCTCTAATTCATCTCTAAGAATAGAAATATCTCTTTTTTCGTCTTTATTTAAAGCAGCGATAAACTCTCTTACTTCAGCAGCAGAAAGTTCAGCAGCAACATTCATTGCATCTCGCCTCATAGTTCTTTGTTTTCTAGAATCAGAAGCCTCTTTCTTAGGTTCTACTAATTTAAACAAAGGAACAATACTTGAGTCTCTATCTGGATTTGAAGCATTATAGTTCGACAACATAAGATATTGATATATCTCTCTGTCACCTGTTTTTGAACCTCTTACCGCTAATAATCCTTTTTCTTTTTTTGTAAATTGAATAGTGTTAAATTGTGGTTTACCACCTACACCTAATGAAGCAATTGATGCTATATCAATATAATCATCAGATTCTTTATCATAGACCCTATCAATTTGAGGAATCATATGAATCGAAGGCATAATTACTTTTCCTGGATTTTGAGGATCTTTTTTTACACCTAAATATTGAAAAACCTTTACCTCATTTCTTTTTAATTGAGGAGGGGTTTTAATGTTGTTGTATTCTTTAGTCTTTATCATAATTGTTGGGTTTTAAAAAAAAGAGGGGAGGTTAGTCCCCTCTTAATTGATTAATATTAGAATCCTGTTACAAGTGCACAGTGTTCTTTTCCTAAAACTTCAAGACCCATAATAGCCTGGTAGTTTACGTCAAGAATTGCATCAGCACTTGTTGGAGTTGGAGCAAGTCCACCTGTCAAAGTTTCTCTGAAAGAGAAGTTGTTTCCATCTCCTTCTAAGTAACGTACTTGTAAGTAGTCTTGTGATCCACCGCCACCTGCTGTTTTAACTTGTCCAGTTGGTACAAGGTAAATCTCACCAGATCCAGTTACTGTAGAACCTAGTTCATTGTGATCTAAAATAGATAATTGCTTTTTGTTCCAAGTTCTTCCGTATAGGCTAAACTTGTCAATTCCTAAGTCAATCTCTCTTCCGTCAACTGAGAATCTAGCACCTGTTAAAACAGTTCCAGATAATCCGTTTAAAGCATTGTCAATAGCAATGTTAGCAGAAGTTCCTAACCACATCCAGTAGTCTTTTGGTGCTCTTGCTTTGTTTAAAGCAGCAGTCAAAGTAGACAATGTTGCAAGAACATCAGCACCATGATCATAAGGAGAACCAGAATTCAAGATACCACCAGACTTAAGTTCTTGCTTAAGACCGTTAGTAGTTTGTACTGCGTTTCCTCCAATATTCATATCTCCAACAGTTGCACCTGCGTAGAAATCACCTGATCCTTTACCAAACATTAAAGCGTTAGAGATATCTCCTCTAAATCTTTGTAATGCTTCGTAAGTACCTTTGTACATGAAGTAAGGCTTACCTTTGTACTCAACAGTAATCTTAGATGCTTTAGCAACATCAGAGATTCTGTATTTGTTTTTAAAGATCTGCACTCTGTTAGACTGCTTAGTAAGACCATACTTGATTGGGTCTGGAGATCCAGAACCTTCTCCTTGTGCATTAGAGAAAACAACAAACTTGTCTCCTGATGCATCGTAGTCAGTTGCAACACCTGCACCATCTACCGCTACAAAATCAACTTCATTTGAAGCAGAGATTGCAGTAATTAAGTATACTTCACCAGAAGCACCCATCATTAAGTCACCTACACGAGCATTTCCAATTGCAGAAGTTGCAATACCTGCTTGTTTTCCTGTACCTGAACCTGCTTCAGAGATAGTGATTGCGTTGTCTTTATACAATGCCTCGTTTACGAATGCATGGTATACTGGTTGGCTAGTAGGCTTTAATTTACCTAATGCCTGCATAACGTCAAGGAATCCTTCCTCTTCGTTTTGTACGTCTAAGACGCTTGATAAGATCTCTCTTCCTTGCACGAATGAGTGCTGTAGGAATGATAAAGAACTTATATAACTAGAATTTTCCATTTTTTTTAATTTTTAATTTTATTTAACGAATGATTTTAACATCTGAGTCCCCTCTACTCAGAGCACCAATTAATCCCTCTATAGGGTTAGAAGGTGTTTTATATTCCTTAGAACTTTTCATAGGCTTTTCAGTATTCTTCATATTAGATACGAGTTTTTCCTGACCCATTTCTTGTCCATGAGCAATAAGGGATGAATCGTAAACATCAGGGTTTGTTGCGTAAGCCAAAACTTTATACCATTTTTCAAAATCGATATTCTCGTTTTCGTCTTTAAATAAAGAAAAGAACTTGTTATTATCTACAGTCATATCCTGTAAATCTTGTGGGTTCTCTACCTCATAAGTAAACTTACTACCTCCATACTCAACTGAAATACTTTTGTTCTCCAACATATTTTTAGTTACAGCATGATTTGAGACAGTTTCTGTCCACTGTTCAATGATTTTGTCTTGACTTTCAGTTTCTTGCCCTTCAGTTTTAGGAGGTTGTGTGAATTTATTTTGTTCGTCAACAAAATCTTTTCTTAGTTTTTGTGCTTCTGCTTTCAGAAGTTCCTTACCAAGTTCCACCTCATCCTCATCGAATTTATCCTCATCTAATGTATACTTGTCAATAACATCTCTTTGAAACAATCTTTCAATGTTTCTTTCAGATAATGTAGGATTAGACTTAATTAAGTTACGTCTCATAACTTGTTCGTCTGACATTTCCTCATAATTGACAGATGTAGCCTCTAGATAAGGCGTTAAGTTTCCGTTTGCATGATAATATTCGACTGCATTTTTAATGAAGTCATCTTTAAATTGAGTTTCTGACGAATCTCTCATTCGCTTGTACTCTTCAAAAAATTCTTCTAATGTATTGGCTTTACCATCACTCAAGTCTTTAGAAATATTATCTAATTCTTGAAATAATTCTTCTGGCTTACCAATATTTTCATCAGATTCAACTTGCTCTTCTTCTGAAACTTGTTCAGCAGGTTGATCTTCAGTTTCTTCAGAAACAGTTTCTTTTACCTCTGTTTCATCTTCGGAGGTATCTTCTACCCCTGTTTCTTTTGCTAAATCATCAGCAGCCTCTTTTAACGCTTCGTTTGGTTGTTCTTCTTCTTGTGGAGTTTCCACAGGTTGAGCCTCACCATTTTCGTCAATGACTTTGACTTCTGATAGATCAAAATTTTCTTCTAATGCCATAATTTTATAATTTGTTGTTTATGTTTAATTACTATGAGTTATCCTCTATAACCTTCATACCTAACTCTTTAGTTGGCAAATTATCCATTGCATTTCTTTCTAAGTTAGATGCTTGTCTTATTTCTTCTATTTGTAACTCGTATTTATATTTTTCATCTTGCAGTTTTAAATCTAGTTCTAGTTTTAATTTTTCCATTTCCATTTTCATCTGCATTTCCATCTGCAAAGTTTGTTGCTTTGCTTGTTCTGCCGCTTGAGCAGATTGCATTTGAATTTCACCGTTCATTTGTTGCTGTCTAATAGCCTTGGCTTCCGCTTCTTCTCGCTTCTTTTTAATTCTATAAGCCAACACCTGCTGCGCTTGTTTTAAATTCTTTATTTGCTCTATAAATACAGCATCTTCAAAATCAACCTGACCCTGTGCTACAGAACCCTGTAATATTTGCATTAATCTTTGTTTTTGCTCCTCTGTAGGTCTATCCTCAATTTTTACACCAAACTCATGCTTAGAAACAGTTGGAGACATTTCAAAAAACTTCATAGAGTTTTCTCCTAAAGATCTTACATAACCTTTAATTGGATTCCTTTTTATTGAGTCTTGTAATCTTACAACACAAGCACTTGCAAGTTTCTCTAACAAGTATCTTTCTCCTTGCTCTATATGCGCTAAAGCATTATTAGTTGCTTGGGCTGCTAATTTAGCAGTCGTTGTTAATGATCTGGCGTCTGGAGTTGAACCGTCTGTAAATTCATTTAACCCTGTGATCTGACGAATCATCTCAATATTATTTTGAATAACCTGATAGTATGTCATTGCATCCCTACCTAAACCATTTTCCAATTCTTCAATAGGTCTATAGTTAGTTGGTTTACCTCCAATATCATTACGTCTATAAACTAATGTACCTGTCTTATTAAACAGATCAATTACATCCATAGGTTTCATTTGCTGACCACCTGAACCTAAAGGAATATCCTCTAAGGCTCCTAATTCTATCATAATACCTTTTGGTCTAGCCTGATTAATTGTATTTTGAAGTCTATACCATGAAATTTGAATTTGATCAGCAATTGGAATTAATTGCTCCATAATACCTAAAGGTTTCATGTTGTGAAAATCTGGAGCGAACAAATGATAGGAAAGGTCTGTATCCATTAAGTTAGACTTAACCCTTTTCATATTAGTACATAAACCGTAATTAAAACAATAATCTGAGTCTACAATCCAAGAAATCTTATAAACGGTTTTATAGGCTGATCTAATAAATTTATTTTTACGCTTATTTACACTGTTATATCCTGCTCTTCCAAATCTTTTATTACCTCTTCGGTCAACTCTTGACTCATAGACCATTTCGTCTACACTAAAGAACTCTAAATCTAAAACAAGTATTTTCCTATCGTCATAATGCTTATAGTATTTTTTATTTGATGGGAACATTTTAGTATCTCCCTGTCTCCCTGAAAACCTTTCAGCAATATCTTGATATTCTTTTTCTGTAAACTGATTACCTGCTCTTTGTTTTAAATCTGATATTGACATTTCAGTAATCTCTCCAACATGAATTTTATCACTAAAATCTCTTTTATTACAATGAGATATCAAAAGTTTAGATGGATTTACAACTCTGGTTTTAACAGCACCATTACTGTCGATATATTCTTTATATCCTGCAACACCAAAATCAAAAAGATATTCCATTATCTGCTTTCGCTTTTCATCCATGTCATTAGTATGAAAAACAAGTTCAATACCTTGTTCCATTTCTATTGCTGCATTGTGCTTAAAAGTATATGCCATATGCATATTTAACTCCTCATCATTTTCTGGTTCTCCAGGCTGTTTTTTTAGAGGGCTAAATTCTTCTATTCCAGGAATTTGTTTTGCAGCAGCATTTCTTAAGTCCATCTTCGCTTTAGTCTTCTTATAGTAATCTTCTATTTGAGACTGTGCTAAACTATCTATCGGAGTTACAGTTATGTTATATTCTGTCTTGTTTAGTTTACCTAAAGCAATTCTTCTAAATTTTGGAACTATAGGTAGAACTGACCAATCAATTGCAAACCAACTTTCATTGTCTGCATCGTCTACATTTAATAAACTTTTATATTTATTAATTGACTGATTACCTTGTGCATAATCTTTAACTTTAGAATATGAACCCCTGTTGTTATGAAATGACTGTGTACTATGTGTAGTATAGTCAGACCATGCTGCTTTTGCGTAAGATAAACACCAGTCCTTACCCTTTTCTCTTGGATCAATGGTATGGCTTGGGTAGTTTTCCTTGCTTTTATGTTTTATCATCCTACCTTATGTCTTTTAAAAAATGTCTTTGCCTCGACAAAATTACCTTTTGCTATTTGATTCTTATATAAAATATACTTGTCTGCAATTAGTGTGTATCCTGCTGCCATAGCGGCATCAAACTTTGTTGTCTTACTTATATCAAACTCTAACCAATCTTTTAGCAGTTTTACAAAACACACATTATTTATATAGTTTTCAATATACTCCTCGGTCACCTCCGCTATTTGCTGATGAGTTTTAACTGATCCACTTAACCCTGGCTTTGAACTGCCAGGTAAATACATAAGAAAAGCAGCGTAACCCCTATCTTCAAAATAATTTTTTATACCAATTTTATTATCCTCAAACAAAAGTTCACATGAATAATAATGACAGCACTTCAAAACATCTTCATAAAATTGTCTTGCAGTACTTGGTCGGTAAATATATTCAACTATAAATGAACTGTTATAAAAATTTGATACTGAGTTGTGTTTCTTGTAAACATAGAATGCACCATCAGACCTTCTGCCATCTACAGTAGAGTCATGATCGTATGGGTCACATCCCATAACAAACTCTCCTTTTCTTGTTGGAAGATAATTTTGACCTCTTTTAATTACATTATTTGCATCTTTAAAATCCTCAAACAAGTAAGAAACTTTAAATCTACCGTTACTCATTGGTTTAAATTCAACATACCCAGTTTCTTTATCACCAACCCATTCAAAATTTCCTACTGTATAAAGATTTTCACTCCAAGATATCTGATCTATTCTATCATTTAATTTCATTGCATTATAGAGAGATCTTTCACCATCTATACGAAAAGCCTCTTCAATAGTGAACGGATTCCTGCGTATAATGCTCGACAAAGCACGATCATCGTTAATAAGATTTGCACGTTCAGCCAAATAATATTCCTTAGCCCTAACTTCATCAGCATAACCATACTTGTCAAAGTAAAGGGTTTTATAAGAAGGTGTAAAAAATCGAAATAATCCACTGGCAGTCCTACCAGAACTATTTCTATCTTCCTGTGAACTATTGTCCCAAAGTCTTTTAAACGACTCACCACCTGATTCCATTTCCTCGACAGTGGTTGTATAAAGTAATTTTCCAATATATTCGCCATCCAGTTCCGAACAGAAACGAACAACGTTGTGCCTTTCCCAGACATCCACTTCCATAGTTTTTCCAACCTCGTCACCAAGGTATCTGTGTAATTTTGTTCCATCATATGCATATTTATCTGAACTCTTCCAGTCTATTTGTGATTCGAGTTCGGGTTTACCTAAATCTTCGAGCGACTTTCGCCCACGTTTAGTTGTTCTATAAAATCTTAATTCTGAGGTAGGGGTGACCCCTTTAGACTGATCGTATACAGGTCTAAAGAAATCTGGTAGTTTTTTAAAAGGTGCTATAATACTTTTTTGGAATACATTATTCTTTGCATCCATAGCGGTTTTAGATTGTATACCTCCGTTTTTATTTTTAGACCTAGATATTAAATCAAACATAAAAACACCTGCCCTAACAGTTTTACCCTGCCTACGTTTTGTTAACTCTATCATGCCTAGACAATTAGGGTTTTCTACACAGGCTTGTAAAAAATAAAAATATTCTTGGTCTACCTTTCTAAAACTTGGATAACCAACATCTATCTTCCACCAGTTTAAGAACAAGTAATGCATTCCAGTTATGTATTCTGCTTTACCATTATTCATAAACCAGACACCATTTAGTCTTCTATCCCATTCCTGAGACCTAAAGTTTTCTAACTCTACATCAAAATAATCTTTATCTTCTGCTTGTCTTGCTAACTCTTCTGTTCTCTTATAGTTATAACCTTCAGGGAGTGTAGTCCTAATCCAGACTTGATCTGCCTTTTTAGAAGAACTAGTAATCATGGGTCTTTTTTCTATTTCCTGAGAAATTACATTATAGACCTTTCCTTTAGGCGGAAGAGTAAATTCAACTCCTTGAATGTTTACTGTCATAGATTCGCAATAAATTCTGGTGTAAGCCTCTTATCTGCTTTTATTGTTTTCAACAACTCCTGATCTTCTCCATACAATTTCATATAGTATGAATCTAACCTGTCGTTTATAGTGTTCAAGTCATCCATTATCTTGGACTTAATCTGCAAGGCTTGTAGTATATCCTTGTCTCTATCTCCCTCAACTGGACTTAGTAATTTTGTCTGGTATTCAAAGAATGTTTGCTCATTAGAAACAATCATTGACCATATTCTGTTGTTTTGTTTTCTTAAAAACTCATCAACCATATCAACTAACTCACTAGACTGAAAGAAAAATATATTGTGTAAAACTTCATTATCTTTCACAAGATCATATCCAGAAAGTAAAGCGGCTTGCTCTTTTCTTATTTTAAGATCTGGAAACTGTTCTTTCATTGGTGTGTTTTGATCATACATATAAAGAACATATGCAATCATCTGATCATCAGCAGACTGGAAACTGCTAAACATTTTCATTTTTGGATACTTTTTCTTTAATGATCCTTTAACCTTAAATGGATTAAATATCATCTTCCTAAAGTCCTCTGTATTGAAGATTTCCGTTAAAGACATTATGTTGGTTTTTGGTAAAAGTAAAATTTAATATTATGATAGATATAAAAATTTAAGTCTCGCTTTATACACTATTATGAATGGAAAATATTTGTAGTGCTACTACTGCCAAATATTATATTTACCAAAAATTAGTTTCAATGGCATTGCATCAAGGTAAGAGTGTTACACTCAATAAAATAATGAAGTCAGAACGAGCAGCAAAAAAAAGCAAGGTTTATGTAAAAAAACCTAATGGCAAAGTTACTGTTGTTCATTTCGGTGATCCTAATATGAAAATCAAAAAAAATATACCTAGCAGAAGAAAATCTTTTAGGGCTAGACATAAATGTGATAATCCAGGTCCTCGTTGGAAAGCGAGATATTGGGCTTGTAAAACGTGGTAAAAAAAATAATATGACACAAAAAATCAGTGAATCAACAGAGGTAAAACTTGATTTAAAAACAATTGGAATTATAATTGGCTTTGTAATGAGTCTTGCAACTGTGTTTTTTACATTAAAAGCAGATATTGCATTGGCTAAAGAATTACCTAAACCTCCAGTATCTAGATCAGAATACGACCTAAAAGATCAGTTAATAAGAGAACAAATAATGAATACGGGTGCTCAAGTACAAGAGAATGGCAAAAAGTTGGATATGATTGAAGAAAGATTGTACGAACTAAGCATTAAAAAAAATTAATAAGCCATGAAAAATATTTTTGTCTTCATCATTCTATTTTTTATACCATTAAATTCATCACCAACAAAAATTACACTTCCTTCAGACGATACATTGAGTAAAATTATCGTTTATCAAATAAATTCCGATTGGAATGAAAGCAATTCAATAAAGAATCTAGAAAAACTAAGAGGCTGTAGATATGTTTACGGATATTTAGAAGATCAACCAAATGATTTAAAAGAAAAAATTAAATCTGTACCTGCTGTTTTTATTACAAAAGAAGGTAGGGTTATTTATAGATATCAAGCAGGTCTTTCATTAGTTCCAACGATTGGCTATAAAGAAATACAATCAGTTGTAAACAAACATAAATAATGGGGAGAGACTATAAAGATGAATATAAGAAGTTTCAATCTTCACCCGCAATGATTAGGTATCGTTCTTTGTTAAATAAGTATAACAGAAAAAAAGGTACTTATGGCAATGGAGACAATAAAGATGCCTCTCATAAAGGAGATAAAATAGTTGGTTTTGAAGATCAGTCTAAAAACAGAGGTAGAAGAGAAAAAAGTAGAATTAAAAAAAAGAAATAAATCATGGATGAAGAAAAATTAAAAAAAATCAGGGCTAGAATTAAATATTTGCGAAAAATTGGTAAAAATCAAAAGGCTGATCAATTAGTAAATAAAATAACAAAGGTTAACGCTAAAAAAGAATATAAAAAAGAACGTGGTAAAACTGGAGTAGGAAGTTTTATTAAAAAAGTGGGTTCTGGAGTTAAAAATGCAGCAAAAACTGTAGTAAATGAGGTTAAAGAAACCGCTGATACAGTAAAGAAAGTAAAAGAAATAAAGAAATCTAAAAAAAATTAATCATGGCATATCCTAAAATCAAAAAAAAGTGCAAGTGCGGTAAACCTTATAGTAAATGTAAAGGCTGTAAGAAGTAATGGCAAAGATTAAAAAACCAAAACCAACCAAACCAGGTCTATGGAGTAGCGCAATTGCCGCTGCTAAAAAAAAGTTTAAGGTTTATCCTAGCGCATATGCAAATGCTTGGGCTAGTAAATGGTATAAGTCTAAAGGAGGATCATGGAAATAACGAAAATAAAAAAATTCATTTTTGATTACTGGGTTAAACCCTGGGTTCAATTATAATTATTCACAATGGCTTACCAAGGAGGTTTAAGAAAATGGTTTAAAGAAAACTGGATTAATACATCCACAGGTAAAGCATGCGGTGAAGGTGACTCTGTTCAAAGTACTGGTAAATATTGTAGACCTACAAATAGGGTAGACTCATCAACTCCTAAAACAGTAGGGGAGATTAAAAAAAGTACTTTAGCAAGAAAAAAGGCTGAGAAAAAGAAAAAAAGTAATAGTGGACCAACACCCACTAAAGTTAAACCGTTAAAAAGAGTATAATATGTCAGAAAACAATCAAGCGTATGTTATAAGTGATCAAAACACTGCGGATGTTTTGACTATTAGAAAAATTGAAATGTTACTTGATGTTTTAGCGGCATTAGAAACCTCTAACGCTCCAGAGATTTACGGTATTAAGATATCGGTTATTGATAAACTAGATAAGTTAATTAACAATCTGTAACCATATTATCCCAATGAACTTGAAGTATTTTTATAGAAGGGTGGTATGGACAATCTATCTTCATTTGTAAGATATATTCCCCTAATAATGTTTTTGGCAGTTCAATCGCTGCTAAGTGATTTGTAAATTTTTTTGACTCTTTCATGATGCATAACTCGAAGCATATTTTTAAATTTCTTTTTATCTCCAAAGTATGAATGACACTCTCTACATAATGCCATCAAGTTCTCAGGGCTATCTTTCTCTGTTGAACCTCCCATACCTCTGGGATCTATATGGTGTATATCGACAGCGGTAGTATCACATACTTCACAACCTATCCAATCACCAGGATCGTACATAAATGCTTCATGGTATAATTTAACGTGTTTTTTCAAAACAGCAAGTAAATTAAGTATCCGAAAGTAACGTTGAGGTTTACAGCCACAATATTCCATTGCTTTGCTACAAACACCTGTGGTATTGAAAGGATGCCTCCGATCACATATGTAACCGCACCTATGTTATCATATCTCAATAAATAGGGCGATATCATAATAAACGCTGTACCCATATATCCCAGTCGATTCGAAATTTTTTCGATGGGGGTTAGTTTACGTTGTTTTACTAGATACCTTAAGAACTTCATATACCATGGCATCTTATTAAAAGGTATCTTTAATCGGGGGTGTCCTGCGTGATGGTTTGGATTTTTTCTACTCATTTTAAAAAATTTTTATTTGGGGGTATTTATATATCCCAACACCATATAGGTGTGTTAATCCCAAGAACTGATCCACTCACATTATAAGTGAAGTATTCTAAAGCGTCTATTTCATCCATTTCTTCTTTAAGTATCTCAATACATAAGTGAACTGAATAAATCAAAACCATCTTGTTTAACTCTAAACCTATGACAGCCTCATCAAACCCATCCGCAGTTAAAAAATTTTCATCTGGGTAATTATCTAAAATTCTTTCTAACATAACTTCTATTCATCTTCCCAGTCTTCAGGAAATAATATTTTTGACAACTTCTTTGAAACTACGGACACTATTATAGCGACCATTATCCATCCTAACGCTTTTATCATGATTTTACTTGTTTTGGGGTGTCATATCTATATCTACGTTTGTCTATCTTAAACTCGTAGTACTTATTTCTCTCGTTTATCGTTACTAGGTTCCACTCCTTTATATCTTCCTTCTTAAAGTTTAGTAAAACATACCTTTGTCCCGATAAGAATAATACAAACAATACATAGTCAACATCTAACTTATCAATAGTAAACATGTTTACTTTGAGTGATCTCTCACAACCCTTAACATCAATCTTTTTGTCGTTAACCACTAAGTCAGCATCACTAACACCTTTCTCCTTAACAAAGGCTGAAGTTGTATAGTTTGTCCCTTTTAAATCAAAGTTATGACGAACTAGTAACTCCGCTAGTATACCCTTAAAGTCTGTGTAAAATTCGTTGTCGACTGGGTGGTCAAACAATATTGGGTGTTTGTATTCATATTTTCTAGACTTCCAATAAAGTTTCTTGTAATGATCTCTATTAGCCATAACTCTAGTATCAACATAAAGTCTAGCGTGATCAAATATACATTTTGGTATTTCAAATGGTCCCTCCAATAATCTTTCCTAATAAATCATCCTGTCTCATCACGTAATAATCAACTCCCTCGATTTTGTTTAGAAAAGCATTTCTTTCATGAAACCTTACCTTATCTCCACTAACCAAACCCAGTTCATCCTTGCCCTTTAGTGGTAGACTTATATGCCTTACATAACCCTCGGTCTCACTCTTCTTAGGTACGCCTACATATATAGACCCTATCTTCTCCTCAACCTCATCAGGTTCCACTAATACATGATTGGAAATAGCAGTAAGACTTCCGCTCCTCACAAAACAAAAGCATTCTTCTAAATCGACAAGGTAGACGTCACTCTCTCCAGTTACAAGATTATCAGGCTGTACAGTCAGATAATTAAAATAGGCGAGATCGCCATCTTGCAACTCCTGTTTGATCCAATCCCCTCTTGTGTTTTTACACCACTCTCCTCTAGGCAAAGCCACGACCACTCCACATATTGTAACGTGGTGTTCTGGATTCCATGTAACGTCTAAATATAGTTTTTCTCCAGACGAAAATTCAACCTCATCGTTGTATTTCTTCGAAATCTTAACCGCTATTTTTTGACCAATCATATTCATATGTCATGCAATTTAAAAAAATGAACCATTGTTCAATGCCGATTGATTAAGTTTTTATTAACACGAAATTAACTGATAGACATTATGTCTAGCACTGGTAGACAAATTGGCTACCCAAAAATAAATTTGGTAGTTAGATATATATTAGTATATTATATATATATTATATATTATACTAGTATTATAAATTAAACTATTATAATACATGATCACCCCGAATTGAATTTAAGAGGTTTTAAGAGACTCTAAAATAATCGGCTTTATAATACCATTATTATTTCGTGAAAGTTTCTTAAATTTGCTCAGAATGATTGTAGATGGCTTTTTGTGGTAATACATATATATACTACCCGTTGACGCAAAAAGGGAAGTGGATTTTGGCAAGTGGGTAGGTCGGCATTTAGGAGTTGTAAAACGAAATCGGATTCTCATTAGGAATCCACACAAACCACATAACCTATTGACATTCAGTCTTTTGCATAGTATCTCACGTTGTTTTGTGTAGATTTTGCTACCAGGTAACACTAAAAAAGGGAAACGATGCAACAAACTAAACGAACAAAGAAAAATTTCCTCCTCTTTAAAGAGATGGAGTTATACAATGAACGAAACCAACAACAAACAATTGACACGTGAAAGTAGGACAAAAGTTAAGAGAATTATTTAGTCATCAGAAAGCAATACAAAAGTATCTTAAGAGTATTGACAATGACTTCACACCTAAAACAATTTACATCTTTTTAGGATGTAGTATAATAGAATCAGAATGTAAATCAGACTTCAGTTACTACGAAATAAAATCAGTGTTAAGGTTACTAGATAAAATGGAACTTGTCAAGTCAACTAACCCTCATCAATTCTACAGAGAACACAAGAAACTTTTGAACGAAGGTTTTATAGAACGTCAAACAAAACGAGCCAAGTACACCAAACAACAATTCAACGTGACTATCTATGGTCGTATGCAGTTAAGACGTATCTATAACTATCTTATACGTGAGTTGTATACTTCCCTATAGTAATTTAATAAGGTCACCCCAAAACCATATGTAAAGTAAACGCCAAAAACTATACACAATACAATTGTTATGTAAAGATAATCAACGTTTTACATCAGATAAATTATGATCGATACAAGTCTATAAATTACCCCCCAAAAAAAATCTCGGTCGACCAAAAAATGTGTGCAGTAAATGTGCAACAATGCATTTTATGTTTGCAGTATGAAAAAATATAATTGGACAAACTTATCAGTACAACAGAAAATTAATGTAAAACAACATGCAATCAATTTGTATGGTAAAAGATGGCACACATCCAAACCAAACTTCTGTAGCAAATTAAACTATTTAGAAATCTATAGCATACTACATAGTTATACCTAACGAAACCAAAGTCGAACTTTTTTAAAACTATATAGTCTTATATAGAATGTTCTTCCCTCTATAGATATTTAACAATCGTTCAAGGTCACCCCAAACTAAAATCATTCTGTATGACATTTTTATGCACATATTTTGTGGATAACTAAATTTGTTGTATATTGCCAACTGAACGAGCGTTCATAACGACATATCGAACGCTAACAAACTGAAAATCAATTATTTAAACTAAAAATTATGATGCTTAACAAAATTAACCTTTCCACAATTGATGACAATACGCTTGACCAAGCGATGAATATTTTTGATTGTATTCCTTTTACTATTCTAGACCATTACTCAAAGAAATTTAATATAGGTACACTTGATTTATGTGTAGATGTTTTATTATCTAATAAAGAATGGCATTTGAGACTTTCACACCCTATGACATATACAACTCTTGAAGATATAATTCACGACTTTATTGGTTTAGCAAATAGAGACGAACACTTTGTTCCTAGGATTTAAGGCTAACTGATGAGGATTTAATATCCGAAACGCTGTGAAGCGTCTTAGTCAATAATGACAAATAATTTAAACTATTACACTATGTATGTAAACTCAAATGGTCAATTAACAGACATTCACGCTGACCACGTGAATCCAACTCAAGCACAACAACTACTTCACAAATTCAATTTAGATTGGGAGGTAAAAAAATTCCCTCTTCAGTTTGAGACTCCATCTTCATTTAGCGATGACTCTAGACTTAACCAAAAGCACGATAGTGGTTTTTATGGTGTTGTAAGAACAGACAACAACGATTGCTTTGGAGCATTCACAGACCAATACGAAACTTTTCAGAACTCTGAACTTGCTGAACTTGTGTTAGAAATTGCTGATGCTATTGGTCAACCTATCTCAAATGGTGCAGAATTCAAAGGTGGTAGAAAAGTGATGTTGCAAGTTGATTTGAATCCCGTTAAAATTGGTGACGATACAATCACTAGAAAAGCAACTGCTATCAATTCTCACGATGGCTCTACTTCATTACGATGGGGAACAACGGGAACAACTATTTCTTGTGCAAATCAATTCAGTGCAATCAGCAAAGAATTAGAGAACTCTGTACGTCACACACGTAATATGCGAGATGCTATCTCTAGGTCTCTACGTATTCTTGAGAATATGGAAAAAGCAGATAAGTCTTTATTTGAGATATTCTCTTCTATGACTGATTACAAGGTCACCCAAAAACAAGTGAACGAGACAATCAATTTAATTACTGGTGTTGATGTCAATATGGGTGAAACCAAAGCACGTGAGCAGTATTCTACTAGAAAGTTAAATCAGACTCAAGACTTGGTGCAATCTATCGTTAAAGAGATGTCTTACAAGGGCGATACACTATGGGGATTGTTTAGTGGTGTAACACACTACACAACTCACAAAGGTGGCTCAGATAGAACTAGAGAAGAATCCAAGTATGTTGGAGGTCTTCAGAGACTCGACCAAAAGGTCTTCAACAAGTTTGCAACTTTAGTATCATAAGCAAACTAACCAATCGCTAATGCCTTGCACAGAAATGTGCGAGGTTTTGGTGGTAAAGGGCAATAATGCCATATCATTTAAACTATATAATATGAATTTAAAATTAATGATTCAAAAATCAATTATCTACACATTGACTTCATTGGTCGCAATTACTTGGACAATGCTTGTCTTTCATTTACTAACCAAAGGCATTGATGCGAACGCATCATTTGGTCTTTATTAAAACTATATAATATGAAACAGAATAGTAAAGAAATTACACTTTGGGCGAGACGATGCTCAGTAACACTACAAGGAATGAATGCAGGTTATGTATGGGATGATGGATGTTATTATTGTGTTGATGATGATGAAATTGCTAATGCTGAATTTAGAAAAGACAGAGAGCATATCATTAGTTACATTCCAAAAAATTTATCTGATATTGATTTCTTCGATGATTATGATGAACACGATGAGGAAAACTATCTGTCAGCAATAGATAGAGTAAAACAAAACAAGGATACTGATGAAGACTTAAAAACTCTCTCTTATTTATTTGGCTTACACTACTACACAGAATGGATGGATGATGATGATATTCAGTATGTCGAGATAGATGGTGTAATCTATAATGAAGAAGATAAACAATTTATTATGGCGATGGAATTGAATAAGGTCGCCCAAAATTTAGGATAGTATGGTACTTAGGGAGCGTTCGATTCCTCCCTATCCACAATGCAATATTGCAGATTATTTAAACTAAACAATATGGGATACAACACAGATTTTAGAGGAACGTTAGAATTCAACAAGCCTCTTACAGAAGAAATGATCAAAACTTATGAATCATTTAAAGAGATGAGACACGAAGATGGCTATCAGCCAAATGGAAAGCCTTCAATATGGTTACAATGGGAAATCGTAGAAGATGATGGAAAGCATTATCTAGAATGGGATGGAGGAGAAAAGTTTTACAAGTATGTAGAATGGCTTGAGTACGTAATTAAGTACATCTTCAAAGGATGGGGATTATTACTGAATGGTCGAATAGAATGGAGAGGTGAAGAGTGGGATGATGTTGGCTATATCGAGGTCGAAAATAACAAAGTTAAAAGTGGAGATTTACAATTTCAATAAAACTATATAAGATGGCAAATAACTGCAACAATTGGATAAGTTTTGTCGGTAGCAAAACTTCCCTTAAGAGACTAGAAAAGAAACTTAAAACTTATGACAAATCTAAATACTTTACAGAGTGGAGCGAGTATGTTATAGGAATAGGTGAACTTGATGGAGGAGAAGGTTTCAAATTGAAATATGGAACTGACCATAATGTATATTATATGTATGGAACTAGATGGTTTGATTTCTTCATTGAGGAAGAGGATAACCTTTTAAGAGTATATGGGGATTCTGCTTGGTCGCCCCCAATCAAATTTGTAGAGGAGGTTTGTAAAAAATTTAAACTCAAGGCTGAAATGGATTACGAGGAGTGTGGATGTGACTTTGGAGGTCGAGCATTTTTTGATGAACAAGGAATTATCGAACGAAAAGATTATTCATATGATCATTGGAGATACATAGATAATTATGAGGGATGGGAAGATGAATTATCTGATAGATTTGCTGACGAGGATTTGTCTTTGGAAGAGGCTTTGGAAGAACACCCTTATGCAAAAAAAGAAGAAATAGAAAAAATATATAATAAATCAAAAACTATATAATATGAAAAACAATAAACTTATAGCAGAATTTATGGGGATGACTTATGGAGATTCTTGGTATCGCAAATCAATGAGATACAACGTTTCTTGGGATTGGCTGATGCCCGTAGTTGAAAAGATTGAAAGCCTTGGTTATGAATTTACAATAGTTGAGAATAGATGTAAAGTGAGCAACAATACTGACCATTCTGTAGAAGAGTTATTTCATATAGAAACAATAGGTAGTAAGTTTAAAACTACATACGATGCCGTAGTAGAATTTATTAAAAACTATAAAAACAAATAAGATGAATAGCAATAACCTTATAGCAGAATTTATGGGAATAAATGTTGTCACTATTGATAATGTTAGAAAAAACAAGAATCCCTATATCTCATCAGCAGATGGATACCTTGAAGACGATTTAAAATACCATTGCTCTTGGGATTGGCTGATGCCTGTAGTTGAGAAAATAGAAAGCGATGAAAGGTATGATGTTAATATACTACAACATGGCACTTGTATTTTCGATAATCAAAGAGAGATAGTTAACAATATTGCCAACATTTCATTTGATAAAAAAATTGAGCATACATATGATGCAGTATTACATTTCATCAAAGATTATAATACAAAAAAGATAGACTATTTATATCTAGTCATTTCATCTATTATGACAAGATATGGTAGTTTAAATAATCTCAAATGTCAACTAAGAGAGGATTCCGATGTCGCATATGTCAACATTGCTGATGATACAAATATGGTAGTAAATGAACACGAAGTAGAAGATATAATTAATCAATTAATAAGATAAAACTATATAAGATGGCAAGATTTATTTTAGATGTTATGACAGAAGACATAATAAAAGTATTGGATGTAATTGAAAGAGATCATTTTCTTTCAGACAAGGTCACCTCAATAAGATGTATTGATGAGACAAATGATAATCAGTTTTATTCTTGGGATGAAGACACATCACCAATGATGAATGTGCTGAGTAAAAAACAATTAAAAACCGACAGAGATATTCTGTCAAAATATTAAAACTATATAATATGAAAGTAAATTTAGAAGGTAGATATACATCTACATATGGTTTTGTTGGAAACAACGGATTGGAAAAACACGCTGAAATGACGTTCGGTAAAAATTGGGAAGCCGAAGATGACGTTGAACAAATACAACAACTTTGTGACTATATTGAATATGAAAGATACCAAGTTGATTGTATTGAAACTAGAGATGAAGAAGATATAATAGTAAGGGAAGTAGATAATTGGAAAGAACTCAAAAAATCATTTTCTGATTTGCAAATTGCATTAGAAATAAACAAGAGCAACTTAATGCAACTTGATTGGTTTAATGATTTCGTTGACTTTGTTCAAGAATATGACGACAACATATATAATAAGGCTCGTGAGTGGGCAGATAATCAAGAAGCAAAAAAAGAATGATTATTCTGGTGGTAAATAAAAATAGATATCTCATCAATGATAAGTCAGTAGTCGCTGATGAGGTATGTTCAAAGATACTTAAACAATATCCTTCTGATGCTGAAGTATACTTTGACGAAGTAAAACTTACTGACGTTATTTAAAACTATATAATATGATTACAAATGAAATTTTTGAGTCTTACAGAGAAGACCAAGTTAAACAAAAAGAAGCAAAAGGATTTTTAGAAAGTCAAGGATACTTTGTAGGTAATTTATGGCACGTAGATGACGTGATGAATGATTACAAGTGCAGTAGTGAGGATGCACAAGACATACTTTATTCTGCCCTTACCAATAACGCTACAATGGAAAGGATATGGTTTGCAATTCAATATCACGCTGAGAATGAATATAATCTTAAAAGGAAAAGTGATGATAGTGAAAAAAATTAAAACATATAAGTATAAAGAACTAGATGATCTTGCAAAAGTTGATGTGAAGTTTTGGCTTGATCAAAACCCTATAGACTACGAGAGGGAGGATGGAACCATTGTAATTGAGTATTTCTCAGATATGGATGAGTGGAGCGTTAACGAACATTGCGAGTTGAACGATTATTTCTTCACTAAAAAAGGTCAGCCTATACATAACATAGTAGTGCAAAATAAATATGTCGGTCAAGGAAGAAGAGAACGTCAAGCAGTTAATAACAACAAAATTATGATTTTTTCTTTTATAGGATTTTTGGCTTGTGTGATTTATTTGATACTTACAAGATGAGAAGAAAAAATAGTTTAGGAGAAAACGCATTCACGTTCATGCTACTTTCTTGGATGTGTTTTATAATAATCAAAGTGGTAATAAATATATTATAATGAAAGATAAAACTTATATTTCCGTTGTTAAGGCTAGTTTCTACGCACAACTCTTGTTAGAGGCTCTTGACGATTTAGAACAAACTCCAATATTTAGACAATCTCTAAAGTTTAAAGTTAAACAAGCACAATTAGAGTTAGAAAAACAAAACTCAAGATTCATTGAGACAATGTTTAAAAATGATGAAGAATTTTTATCAAATCTTCAGAAGCATACTGATGAGTTAATTGATAGATTATCAAAACTTGGGATAGATGAATTACCATTAGTAAATAAAATACTAGAAGAGTATGAAAAAGATTCAGATCATTGGAAAGAAAATTTAACAATTCAATTTACAAAACTAAATACATAGAATATGTCAGAAATAAAAATGGAAACCTTTTTAAAGGAAAACGTGATGGAGGTAGTATCAAAGAAATACAAGTATGCTCCAGAGTCTCTAAAATATTTAAGAGACATTAAAGAACAGTTATTAAGTGTTATTTCTACAGTAGATGAAACTATAGAATATATGAATAAGATTCAAAAAGTTAAAGACCAAAACAATGGAGTAGTTTATCCTTTTGATGAGGGAGATGATTATTGGGTTATTGAAAATGGAAAGGCAGTCTGGTCGTGTTGGGATGATATAAGCGAAGAATACCACAGAGACAATCCTAACAGAGAATACTTTATGAGTGAAGAAAGTGCAAACCAACAACTTAAAAATTTTCAAAAATGATCAGAGATAAAAAATTATTCTTTAAAATAAAAGAAATGTTTCCTGATGCTCCTGATGAGTTTATTAGAAATATGTATCACAACATAAATGGGAAAAAATTTTTATGGAAATTAACTGAAGGAATGAACGATGATTCAAACTCAGATGTAAAATAATTTGGTAAGACAATAATAAATGTTATTTTAGCAGTGTCAGACTTATTATCAAACTAAAAAAAAAACTGAAATAATGAACGAAAGTAAAATTAAATTACTGCAAGAGCAGTTCGGTTACAAACTTTACCAAGACTTAATTGACTCTGGTGAAGCATGGAAAATTGGTGGTGAGACTACTAAAAAATGTAAAGACTTACTAATTAAAGGAGTCTGTTTCCTTCCACACAAATCGGTTTATATAAATCTATTTGTATCAATTCCCTCAAGACATCAAGTAAAAAATACGGATTTTGGCTCGTTATATCGCTCAAAAAAATATTGGGCAGATGAATGGAATATGTCTACGGAGATTGGTAAAAACATAATGAAAAGTGTAACAATTTAAAAAAGACAAACCAATGACAAATAATATGAAACTACAGTTAGACGCTGTGGTAAAGACAATTAATGCTGTAACAGGAGCAGATGTAACTGCTAAAGACAGACACAGAGATAATGTAGATGCTAGATTAATTTTCTACAAAGTAGCAAGAGATATATTTAATATTTCATATACTAAAATAGGCACATACTTAGGTAAGCATCACGCAACTGTTTTACATGGACTTAAACAGTTTGATAATATTTATGATCAAGATAAAGGATTACGAAATTGTTATGAAGCAGTTATTAATTTATTAGATCAAACCGATCTTGACGAATACATTGTAGAAAGCAAAGATTTAGTAGTTAAATATGTTCAAGAAAAAAATGCACACCTTTTGTTGAAGCAAAAACATAAAGTTTTTAATGAAAAAATAGAGGATAAGGCTTATGAATATATAACAAATATGATTTCTGAATTTCGTTCCACAACACTTGAAAGAATTTTGCTTGACAGGAGTGTTCCACATAAATTATCAAATATTCTTGTAGAAGCCTTGGAAAGCAGAGATAAAACAGTATATTGAATAACTAATTGAACCATTGACTTATGAAGACTCATTCTAAATACAAAACTATAGCCTTAAATTTATTACAAATTAAGGAAATACCTACAACTGAAGTATGTGAACATATATACGGTTGTAAATCAAAAAAGAGTACTTTAAATCAAAAAAAGACTGGTCTTTCCCCTTTACAATTCAGTGAATCCACTAGGATTATTGAGTTCTACGGAAACCTAGCAGAAAAAATAAATAACATTTTAGATGAGTAGTGTATGAACACTTGTGCAGATTCCCCTAGGGACTGCACAAATCGCCCTTTCTGATCAATAGAGAGGGTTTTTTTACCCTACATATCAAAACTTATTTATTCAACTGATTTTTTTAACTTTTAAATCATTTAACGATGAAGAAAAATTCTTTTTTGTATTTATTACAAGACATAACGCAACAACTAAAAGATGGTGACATTCTTAATTATGGGAAGAGATTCTCAAAGAAAACTATAAACTCTTATGAGCAAGTTTACAACACCATGTCATCCTTCAAATATAATTTCAACTTAGACTCTGTTGACTTAAATAATGTGAGCAGTAGGAGAGAGAGACTTAAAGTTTCTAGACAGATGCAAAGATATGTTAACGACTATCTTAATATCCTGCAAGAAAAAAGGTATCATCCTAATACAAGGAAGTCTCATCTTAAAACTATAAGGACTACCTTAAAGAAAGGAGAGAAGTACTATGGCTATATGTTTCCTAAGATAGAAAGTATGAGAGAGTTGAAGACGGAGGTGGTCACCCTCAATCCGTATCAAGTAAACCTAATTCACACTACACCTCCAAAGAAAAGCCTAAAAGATATGTGGTACTATACCAGGATTGCTTTATACTCATGTATGAGAATAAGTGATCTTATAAATTTTGAATGTACAATGGATGGTAATGTTGTTACGATATTAACTAAGAAAGGAATGGGAGCATTATCTACATTTTACTTACCCGATGATGTATGTGAATTTATAAAAGAAAAAGGCTCACCTAAATTTTCAAAAAATCATTTTAGAAGTTTACTAAAAGAACTCCTACAAGAGTACTCAGAGTTTTGGAAAAAGAAAACGGTATATAAATATGACCACGAAGGTAATCCTACACAGGAAACAAGTTATTTATGGGAGTTAATTACACCTCATAAACTAAGAAGTAGTGGAATTACTTTTCATCTTACAAATGGACTAACTGAGTTAGATGTTCGGAGAATTAGTGGACACGCCAACAATTCTTCTGCGTTTTACAGATACGTCAATGCAAGTGATACAAAATCTTTGAAACAACAAAAAGAAAATTCGGTTGTTAAAATTAGTTAACTGTTAATATATAGTTAATAAGTCTGACATGAACGCTTGTGCAGACTAATATTTTGTTTTACATTCGAGTAAATAAACCACGACATGATAAATACCAATATGAAATGGTCAGATTTGACTACGAAAATAGCGAGATTATTCATGATCGTAAAAGGTTTTCACTGAGAGATTTTAAAATTTTTCTGTTAACACATTACGAAGAAGTTTGTATGGAGCGCAGAATCACAGGATGGATTTTTGATTGGGAATCTATATTCTTTCACACACGAAAGTATTATATAGTAAATTTTTATTTAAACAATTTAATAGATTATAACAATGGCAAAACTAAAAAGAAAACTAAAGACTACTAAAATCTCTGGAGGAAAAGAAATTGTTCCTTGGGTGGAGAGATTAAATTACTTCAATGATTACTTCAGACCTGAAGGATATGTTTTAAAAACAGACATTATAGAAATGAACGATAGTGTTATCGTTATGCAAGGTCAAGTGCTAAACTCTGATGGAAGACTTGTTTCTGATGGTATAGCATTTAAAAAATCTAATGAACATTTTGCTTATCAAAAGTGTCAGTCTGGTGCATTAAACAGAGCCTTATTTATTTTAGGTATTGTTAATAGTGGTGAAGATACTATAATGGATGAAGATGAGGCAAAAGAACTTACAAGAAATAAACTTCAAGATGCGTCAGAGGCTTATGCTAATATGTTAGCACATATTCCTGTTGACTATACTGTTGTTGAATCAAGACTTCCCTTTTATAAAAATCAATTGACAAGTCAACAAATGACTGAATTAAAAAAGTTGATTAATGTTGAAAAGGCAAAAAAAGCAGTAGCAAAGGCTACTAAATAAAAACCATAGGGGAAGGATTTCATAACCAACAACAAGAATAAG